GACTCTGATCCTACATGGACGTGTTTCGCTCAACTAGATACTATTCCAGGAGAGTATCAAAAGCCAAAGACATCGGAACAGATCGCGTCTGCTCCTAAAAAGTCATGGGAGAATTATTTGTACATGGTTGAGCGTGTGGGTAGTCCCAAGAAGTTATTACCAATCTTTCATCAAGGCGAGGATTTCAAATATCTACGTCAGATGCTAGAACACCCTGAGCGCATCGACTATATCGGCATATCTCCAGCCAACGATGTTCAAACTGCTCTTAAGGAAAACTGGATTGACTATTGTTTCAGAATCATTAAAGTAAGCTCAAATCCGCAAGTAAAGACGCATGCTTTTGGTATGACTAGCTTACCTCTATTGGAGAGATTCCCTTTTTACTCGGCAGATTCAACTAGCTGGCTACAATACGCTAGGCATGGAGTTGTCATCACCAAGTACGGTCCTCTATGCGTCTCTAATCAACTCACTCATAACCCTGATCATATTAGTAATTTACACGCTAAATTAGGTGATGAGCTTGAAGAGTATTTTAAACTATTCGGTTTTACACTTGAAGAATTAGGGGAACCTGAGAACAGGTTTAAATTTAATATCGAGTTTTTTCAGAATTGGGCAGATAATTATAAGTATACTCCTAAATTAGTAAGACAGTCAAAATTATTCTAAAAGGAAGTGAGAGGTGGTGTTTACAGAGGATAAATCCAACATTATTATTGATTTTATGTCTAAAGTAATTAAAACAGATAAATGTTGGGAGTGGAATTATACTATTAACGCATATGGTTACGGGATTTTTTGGTTTAATCATACGAATTACCGTGCTCATAGAGCGTCTTATCTACTCTTTAAGGGGGAGATACCTGAAGGATTAATAGTGCGCCATATGTGCGATAATAGAAAATGAGTTAATCCTGACCATCTTATGTTAGGAACTCAGTTAGACAATATGTTAGATGCAGTTAGCATGGGGAGACTTTCTAAGCAACACGGTGAGTTAGGGCACAATTCAAAATTAACCAACGCTCAAGCTTTAGAAATACGTGAAAAGTATAGTTCATATTTTCCTATTCGTAATAATGGGGAAAAGAGAAGATTAGGTCCTCCTACTTATGAGTCCATTGGAAAAGAATATGGAGTAAGCAGAACTGTTATTTTTGAAATAATAAGGGGTAGGACCTTTAAGAATTAAGGAGGAAATTAAATGAAATTTATTATCCCAACCGTGAAGTTAAACGCAATGCTCAGTAAGGTGTCAAAAGGTGTAGGTAACTCTAAGATTATGCCTATTACCGAATACGTCGAAATGATTCTGGATGAAGAGGGAGAACTTTTTATTACTGCAACCGACTTAGCCAACTTTATTACTGTCAAAGCAAAGCTTGACGGAGACCAAGAACCTGGGAAAGCTGTCGTAAAAGCTGATGTTCTATCTAAACTTGTTGCTAAAACTACTGTACCTAAAATGACGTTCAAGTTTAATGACAAAGAGGGTAAGGTTAAAGGTAATGGTACTTACACGTTAGCACTGTTTGACGGAGAAGAATTCCCTGATTATGAGTTCCTTGGGGTTGAAGCTGACAAAGTGACTATGGATACAAGCACTCTGAAAAAGATTTTCGTGGTCAATAAGTCAGCTATCGCAAACGAAGTATTCATGCCCTGCCTTACCGGCTATAATGTTGGTACTAAAGCAATAACTACGGATGGTATTAAGATGTGCATAAACTCCTCTCCTGTGTTTGAAGGAACCACTTTTGCTTCCAAGCCCGTATTACTGACGCAGACTCTTGCTGATCTTTTACAGGGATTAGTGGATGATCGTGTTGTAATTGAGCGTGATGGTAATAAAATACTGTTTACCACTAACGACCAAACAATCTTTGGCACAGAGCTTGACGGCATTGACGATTACCCTGACGTTACGCCTATTCTAGGCATGGAGTATGCCAACATGGCTGTATTACCACGCCAGCCCCTATTAGACTCCATAGACAGGCTCTCACTGTTCGTAGACAAGTTCGATAACAACGGAATCAAGCTCAACTTTTCAGAAGGTGACTTGACAGTTCAAGAGCTGAAAGGAAACTCGGTCGAGGTCATTCATCTGGAGCAGCATGTTAAAGGTGAAGAAGTTGGGGAAATTACTGTAAACATAAACTACCTCAAAGACCTACTTTCAGTGCTGTCCGCTGATACTGTTCACGTTCAATATGGTGAAGAATTACCACTATTGTTCACTGAAGCAGCTATTTCTTTAGTGCTAAGTCCGATGACCGATGAATCTGCTGAGCAACCAGAAAAGGACTCTGAATAAATATGGCAGGATTCAAGAACTTAGCTAAAATGATCTCTAACGCGACTAAGGAGAAAACACCAGAGCAGGAGTTCCTGTATTACCTAAATGAAGCAATTGGACGACTAGACAAAGAAACTAGTCGTCCACCCTCTCAATCATATAAACCTAGTAGTATGGGAGGTTGCTTAAGAAACTGCTATTTCCAAGTAGTAGGGGCTAAGCCTGATGTCAAGTTAACTACTGATCCGCAGTTAGTAGGAATGGGTCAAAGCGGTACAGCTCGACACGAACACATTCAGACAGCTATTTCTCAGATGCAGCGTTTGGGGTATGACGTTGAATGGATAGACGTTGGTGATTACTTAAAGCTGCACCCAATGAGTGGAACCATTGTTAAAGAACGTAAAGGAATGGAAACTAAGCTCTACAATGAGGTATTTAACATTTCTTTTATGTGTGATGGAATCATAAAGCTGAATGGACGGTACTATATCCTTGAAATAAAAACTGAAGTTAGCTTCAAATTTCAAGTAAGGATGCAACCTGAACCAGACCACAAAATTCAGTCTTATTGTTACTCACTATGTTTAGGAATTGATTCCATCATGTTTCTTTACGAGAATCGAGACGTATGCCAAAAGAAAACTTTCCTTGTGCATGTTACCCCTGAGAACAAAGAAGAGGTCGTGCATAAGATAGAGACTTGCAATTCTCACATAGAGAATGAGACAGTACCGCCCAAAGAAACTGACAAATGCAAGTACTGTCAGTATACCGAAGAATGTAAAAAACATTGAGGAGGAAATAAAAATGCAAGTTATTCAACCTGAAGTATTTATTGGTAAAAAGGATTGGGGTACAGCTTTAAAAGAGATTGAAATGATTGGACGGGTATGCTATAAGAGCGAAGAAAGATGCACTGGAGACTCTGCCGATTCATTCATCAGAGGACTGATAAAAAGAGGTCATACTTCAATCCTTGAACATGCCTCTATTTCCATTAAGTTTACTGCCGATCGCGGCGTATCTCATGAGCTTGTTCGTCACAGAATAGCAAGTCCTTCTCAGGAATCAACTAGATATGTTAGATATGATTCCACGGGAGCTACATTTATCAGTCCTTTCTTCTTTCCAGAAGGTAGTAATCAACATTATAAATGGAGACAAGCTTGCGAAGATTCCAGTGACGCATATAGGGAGTTAATGCAGATGGGAGCGTTAGCTCAAGAAGCTAGGACCGTTCTAAATAATAGTACTAAAACCGAATTATGGATTACTGCAAATATGCGGGAATGGAGAGCAATTACGTCACTTCGAGCTGACAAAGCAGCCCATCCACAAATGCGGCAAATAATGATTCCAGCTCTCATTGTTCTAAAGAGAGTTCTTCCCCCTCTATTCGATGATATTGCGCTTGATCGGGATTTTCTCACTGATAACTATGCCCGAGTTACTATTGGTAATATAGTACCTATTGAGGGAGCTGAAAGTATTTGATCTATCTAGGCATTGATCCTAGTTTATCAGGAACAAGTATTGTTGGAGTGAGTAGCGTTAATGCGCTACTCTTTCACGCTACAATAGATACAACCATTCCTGCTAATAAACGAGCCGAGCGCCTTTCAGACTTACAACAGAAGTTTCTAGCTGTATTATATCGTCACATTGATATGCGAGCCACAGACGACCTCACAGTGGCGCTAGAAGGATATTCTTTCGGTTCGACAGGAAAGAAAGAGACTCTTGCAGAGTGGGGAGGAGTACTTAGATTATCTCTTTATGATCTAGGTATCAAGTATACTGAGATTCCCCCAAAGTCAATGAAAAAGTTTATTACTAATAATGGAAATGCTAACAAGGTATTAATTGCAACGTCAATCCAAAGAATATATGGGGTAGAGTTTGGCGGAAATGACAATGAGTATGATGCCTATGGACTTGCTCAAGTAGCTAGAGGAATAGGTGGCGTATCTGAGTTATTTGAGTATCAAAAAGAAGTACTCCTGAATTGCGTAAAGGGGGAGTAAGTTGTGGCTGATGTATTACCTTTAAACCAGGAAGAACTAGTTGACGCTGGGAAACTACGTGGAATACGAAGAAAAGTGAACGTCAATAGTGAAATGCTTGATAAGATCGTTGATAACATCTTGGTTAGGTATAATCGTGACTTACACGAATATATGGTAATGATTAGGTCTCTTTTACGTGAGCATAAAGATAGGCCGCTGTCGGATGAGGTTATCGAGAATCTTGTTATGAAAGTTCCTGTGTTCTTATACTTTGCAGGATCTGGATTAGAGAGTTTAGGTATTGAAGGGGATACTGCAAAGGCTGTGAAACTTGAAGTATTCAACAAAGCTTATCTTGAAGCGGTTGGTACTGTAGGGGATAAGACCAATAAAGCTGAGCAAGAGTCTATGCCGGAAATGCTCGTTGAAGTAGCCTTTCAGAGAGCTTACAAGAAGTTAAAACTCCAGATAGAAATGGGAGTACAAGTATTCAGCGGGGTTAAGAAGATCATGACCAAACGTATTGCTGAGATTGAAGTTGGTAAGCAAGAATTAAGTTACCACAAGAGTGATAGAGGAAGATACGGCGATGGCTAAGAAACGCACGAAAGCTAAACCTACCTTTCCTCCCTTTAAGAAACCTAAATATGTAGAACTAAACGACGATGAGATTATTGGAGTACAATTTTCTTGGAATCAAACTTGTATTGTTGTGAAAGCTCACTTAAGAGATTATTGGAAAAATCCACCTCATATGACAGAAGGAGGAGATTAAAATTAATGCACTTGATAAAGTAATGCTTGATATAAACAAAAAGTTCAAAACTGATATCATTCGTAAAGGTACAGATACTATCTATGTCGAGAAAATACCTTTCAATAGCCCTAGAGCTAACTATATGACATATGGTGGAGTGCCGAAAGGAAAAGCTACTGAATTCTTCGGTCCTGAAGGTGGGGGGAAGACTACATCCGCGCTTCAGATCGTCGCACAGGCTCAGAAATCGTGTCTAGCGGCGTGGACAACTCAAGTGGCGCAGTTACATTCAAGATCAGAAGAACTGGCCGAGAAAGACACTAAATCTGCTAAGGATGAGGTTAAAAAAATACTATCTGATATAGCTGTACTGACTGAGAATGGTCCTAGAAAGTGTGTCTATGTAGATGCTGAGAACACGCTCGATGAGGACTGGGCAGAATTAAACGGAGTGGATACCAATGACCTTTATCTTGTAAGACCTGAGAATCAAACTGCTGAAGAAGTTTTTCAGATGATACTAGACTTACTAAATACAGGGCTAATTGAAGTATTAGTACTTGATTCTATACCAGTGTTAGTAGGACAGAATATCTATGATGAAGATGTTTCTAAAAAGTCATACGGCGGAATATCAGGACCTCTGACTCAATTCACAACAAAATGTAAAGAGCCGCTAACTAAGTTTCATACTGCATTTATTGGCATTAATCAAGTTCGTGACGATTTCAATAATCCATTTAATCAGTTTCATAGTCCTGGCGGGAGAGCTTGGAAACATTTCTGCGCTCTAAGAATGTTCTTCAGAAAAGGAGCTTTCATAGATGCGGACAATGTAGAATTAAAGAATTCAGCCGCGGAGCCATCAGGAAATCTTGTAGACGTTACAGTGGTAAAAACTAAAGTTTGTAAACCTGATCGTAGAATAGGACAGTACACTCTTAAATATGACTCAGGAGCTGACGTTCTCGGAGATACAGTGTTCATGGCGATAAAGTTTGACTTCATCGTTCAGTCAGGATCTTGGTTTAACATTATGGATCCAAGTACTGGGGATATACTGAGTGACGGAGAAAATGATCTAAAATTCCAAGGTAAGCCGAAGCTGCTCGAATATCTCAGACAAGATGATGAAATATTTGGAGAGATACTTGAAGCAGTAAATGAGAAGTTACAAGAAGAATAAAATAATTTTTAAAAAGCGGGGAATTTCCTCGCTTTTGTCCTTTTCAGGTATTGACTTATGCCCTAAAGGGTAATAATATTACACTATCATATTATTTGTGGTGTAGATGTTTAAGTCATCCACTAGCTGTCTATACTAATAAAAGGTAGCTTAAATTAAATTTTAAAAAGGGTTGACATTAAACCTATTACATGATAATATTACATTGTAAGCAAAACAAGTGCTTACACGCGAGACAGCTACCTAACGTAATCAAAAAATTAAAAGATAGAAAGAGGTTTGTTAAAAATGACTGAAAAAGCAACTACCCCGGGAATGGTACGAGTACTGAATATCCGCAATCAAAAAAAGGGAGAAGCCAATATCCTAGGTACTGGAATGGTAGCTATCGTCCTTGAAGATGGAAGCCAAGTTGACATCAATGAAGCAACCTTCAAAAAGTGGTATGTGATCACCGACGATGCCCGTACAGATGAGCAAAAAGCAGAACGTCCCGCTGAATCTCTTGCGTCGATTATGGTTGACGGAAAAGTAGTATCTTCAGCCGCATCCGATAAAGCTGACGCTAAAGCCAAAAAAGAAGCTGACAAAGCCGCTGCAAAAGCAGCCAAAGAAGCTGAGAAAGCTGCTAAAGCTCCCACTCCTGAAGAAATTGCCGCTAAAGAAGCTGAGAAAGCAGCAGCGGATAAAGCTAAAGCAGACGCCAAAGCCAAAAAAGACGAGGAAAAGGCTGCCGCTGATAAAGTCAAAGCTGACGAAAAAGCCAAAAAAGATGCTGAGAAAGCAGAAGCTAAGGCTAAGAAAGACGCCGAAAAGGCTGAAGAAAAAGCCAAAAAAGATGCTGAGAAAGCCGCTAAAGATGCTCTTAAGCCTCCTAAGAAAGAGCCTAAAGCTGAGAAGACTCTCCCCTACACCGATGAGACTGAGCATTACACCAAGTTAGTAGAGCAGGGACGCGATGAGAATTACAAGCTCGTTACTTTCACAGGTAAAACTGCTGATTGGTCTATGATTTGGGAGACCAAACATAACGTGTATTGGAGCCACAAGTTGATCGTCAAAGGTGACAAAGTTAGCTCTAAAGACTTTAACACCAAGACCAAAATCCAAGCTATGCTGAAAGAGAAAACAGGCGTTGATATCGTTTTCGGCACCATCTACTAAGAATTATCGAACCGTTAAAAGAAGCTGAGCTTAACCGCTTAGCTTCTTTTTTATTTGACAATGGTGTTATTATATGTTAATATTACATTGTAAGTTAATTACACCAAAGAAAGCGAGTGAGCAACTTGAGAAAATTCGAAGCTGGAAAAACATACTCTTGCAACTCTGTTTGTGATCATAACTGTGTTTGGACATTCAAAGTGATCAAGCGTACTGCAAACACAATAACTATAACTGGTGACGAAGGTCAGGTTAGACGAAAAGTATATCCAGATATGAACGGAAATGAAATGATTTGGCCGATGGGTCAATACTCAATGGCTCCGATACTCAGAGCGGAAGGGGAGGTAAAAAATGCTTAACTTACTGAGCGTCAACAAACCACTTAGGGTTAACGGGGTGGAGTATAAAGACTCTGCCTCAGCACTCGAAGCTCTCAAAGACTTCACGGGAGAATTCAAAATAGAGCTAAACTTCAAGCCGCAGCTAAGCACAAAGGGAGCTGAGACGGGAAGACTACAATCAGAAGTTCCAAATATACCCTCAGCTCCTAAAGAAGAATCTGTAGAAGTGACTAATAAGCTTTATAAAATATCAGTTAGAGCTTACATGACCAAGAAATCAACTCCTGACTTTGACCTCATGAAAAAGATCAACAATGACATTCCAATGCCTTTCAGAACGATGTTTGGTACAATACTTGAAGAAACACCAGGAATGTATAAGATGAGCTTACACGCTCAACCGTTTCCAACTGATGCTTGCATGCATTGCGGAAGAGAATTAACTCACCCCGTAAGTTTGTTATATGGTCTAGGTCCCATATGCGGGAAACATGCTCATATAAATCCGTTCGAAACTGAAGAAGAGCTAAAAGCAAACTATGAAGCACTGAGAGAAGCACTTGCAAAGGTTACGTGGCAGGGTTGGGTAGTCAAAAAATCCATAACCAGTATGGAAGTAGTTGAATAAAAAAGTAAGGCTCGCACTTAAAAAATGCGGGCCTTTTATTATATATTAAGAGAGGTGAGGAATTGAGTGCCAAGTGATGATAAGCCGAACAGATTTTATTCTAAACGTCAAGAAGACAAAGTAGCTAAGATAGTTAATGGTAATCGTACTGCAAATAGCGGAGCCACTTTATTTCAGAAAGGAGACGTAACCACAGATAAATTAATGATCGAGTGTAAGACACTTAAAAGACCTCAAAAGTCTCACACTCTCCAACGTGAATGGTTTGACAAGAACATGGAAGAAGCGTTCGCGCGAGGCAAAGAGATACCGGTAGTTGTCTTTGATTTTGGAGACAATAATCATGAATTTATGGCACTCAGGGATGATGATTTTATGATGTTATTAGCTGCATGGCTAGAGATCAATAAATAAGGAGGGACTTAATGAAGAGGATAGCTCAGGTAGTTTTGATAGTGCTTTGCTCTTTACTAGCTGACCCAAATGTATTGGAGAGTACTGAGCAAATCATGCCTCAACCCGCCCCTGCTATCTTAGCTACTGTATTACCATTGCCAGTAAAGACTGAAGAAGAAAAAGTTTCAAGAAGTTCAGAGCTAACATATGTAGATATGGGTAACTTCACTATCACCGCTTACACCGCGGGAGTAGAATCAACAGGAAAACGTCCTGGTGATAAAGGTTATGGAATAACTGCAACAGGAACATACGTTCAAGAAGGAAGAACTATCTCAGCGGATTGGCGCATATTACCAAAAGGCACAAGAGTTAGAATCGAGTCTTTGTCTGGAATATACACTGTTGAAGATAGCGGAAGTGCTGTCAAAGGTCACAAGATCGACCTGTATATCTCAGACTTAGGGAGGGCAAAAGAGTGGGGGAAGAAGACTTTAAAGGTAGAGATCGTGAAATGATTCGAAGTGGTTACGTTACTCAGAATTATCCTCTAAGGTACAGAGATAGAATGGGTAACGATAGATATTTATATTTAGCCGCTGGCTCTCATATTACCATTGTGAGTGAAAGTATCAAATCAGGTAGGACATTCTATCGACTTAATCCTGAAATGCTGCCCGATGGTGGAGTGGCAATTGTCGAAATGTCGAGAGTAACACTAAAGGAGGACTAAACCAATGAAGAACGACCTCGAAAAACTAAGGAAAATACTTATTGGTAAGACTTTAACAAATATCTGTATGGTTAACGATGAGCTTCATTTGGAAGTAGATGATGGGATAACTCTTCGAGTCTTGGTTGACGATGAAGAAATTTATACTGAGCTATCGAGAAAAGTTATCTCCTATGAGCCATTAAGAAGCTTTGAATTTAAAGATTAAAGAAAGGTGGAAATAACAAATGGCAGAGGCATTAGCGACGAAGTACAGACCTAAAAACTGGGAGGATGTATCAGGTCAGGAGAACATTCTCACAATACTTCAGAATCAAATTGAGGCTAACGATACTAAGCAAGCTTATTTATTTTGCGGAGGAGCAGGGACTGGGAAAACAACTATTGCTCGTATCTTTGCTAGAGCTATTAATGGAAATGTCGAGCCGCTTGAGATCGACGCTGCTTCAAACAATGGTGTGGATCAAGTGCGTGAGATTCGAGAAGCTTGCAAGTATAAACCTCTCGGCGCCCAATTTAAAGTTTATCTCATTGATGAGGTTCATATGCTGTCCACAGGAGCATTTAATGCCCTCTTAAAGACGTTAGAAGAGCCGCCCGCGCATGTTGTGTTCATCTTATGCACTACCGACCCTCAGAAGATACCTGCAACGATTCTCAGTAGGGTACAGAGGTTCGATTACAAGCGTCTGAAGACTGAGCAAATAATAGAAAGACTTGAGTATATCATAGGAATGGAAAACGTTGACTTTAAACCTTTTGAAGTTGGCGAGACATTAGCTTGCATGGAAGATTACGCTAACAACTTCTTGGCTGGTAGTACTTATAACGTTACTTTAGTAACTGAGACTGGTGTGGTACTTGACGATCTTTGTGAGGTTCCCTTCGAGCAGCTTAGTGTTTTTGATAGGGATGAATCTGTATCTGTAGATTATCCCGCTATTGAGTACTTAGCTAAGCTTGCTGACGGTGGTATGCGGGACGCAATTAGCTTACTTGACACTTGCCTTAGCTACAAGAAGGAAGTCTACTTGACGGATGTAATGGAGATACTTGGAGCGTCAAGTTATGACGATTACATTCAGCTTATGGAGATACTAACCCACATGAACGGATATGACAAAAAGGATTTGATAGCTCTCATTGAGCGTATACACTTGGATGGTAAAGATTTGAAGCAGTTTGTCAAAGGATTTGCAGGATTTGTGGTTGATCTCAGAAAAGTCCAGCTCCTGAAAAACTTTGACTACGTATCCGTCCCTTCAGTGTATTACACATTAATGGACGCAATACTCTTTGGAATGAACGAAACCTATCTTGACGATCTTTTCACTTCACTCAGTTCTTTGACCAATTTAATCAAGTATGAGCGTCATCCAAAATATCTCATTGAGGGGAGTTTGTTGCAACTTTGATAGGACAAGAGAGAGTAAGAGACATACTTGGGAGTTATATTACCCATAACTCCCTCCCTCACTTTCTAATATTAGTAGGAGCTAAAGGCCAGGGAAAACAAACACTGGCAAACGCTCTAGCAAGTAAAATGAAAGCATTAGTGTATATCCCGGAAGACATGAAGGTTGACGCCGTACGCGCCATCGTCGCCGATTCTGTGACACTTCACACTCCTAAGTTCTATCTATTAGCAGATGCGGGAACTATGACTGTTCAAGCTCAGAATGCTTTGCTGAAACTTGCTGAAGAACCTCCAAAAAATGCTTATATCATCCTGACAGTCGAGCAAGCTGATGAGCTATTATCCACTATTCAGTCGAGAGCTTTAATCATACGATTGGAAGGTTACTCTGAAGCTGACATGCTAGAGTTTACAGATGATCCTATTTTACTTTCAGTATGTGACAATCCAGGTCAGGTACTTGAGTATGAACAGATTGACTATAAAAGCCTTTATAACCATTGTGTGAAGGTAGCTAATAACCTCCATAAGATATCAGTGGCTAACGCCTTTAATATCTTAAAGTCAGTCGTTCCTGATCAGTACGAATTGTTTCTTAAATTCCTCATTAAGGTATTGAGAGATAACTTAATTGCGGAAGAAGGGGTAACTACCAACTTCAAAATGATCAATAACCTACTCATTAGAGTATACGAAGCAAAATCATTCATGTCCAATAAGTCAGTCAATAAGACAAACTTATTGGAAATGATGTTAGTCGAAATGAGGGATATAGCATGGCAATTGGCTTAACTCCCAAAAATGATCTATGCTCCAAGAACTTGGATAGGTTCAAGAAAGAGCTTGACGCTAAGTTATTAAAGGTAAGGGGAAAAGATTCCAATTCAGCTATCAAAGCTCTTAAAGTAGCTAGGGATATCTTAGATGATTACGAGAGCATGGGAATTGATTTGCTGGCGGTTGACATTAACAACAAAACATTTAGTCTTGACAGCTTCGTAATATCTGGTGATTGTGGGGTAGCTTGGCAATGGAAAGAGGTGTAACTGATGGACTTCTCACAGCTTAAGAAAGAATTGGATAAAGGGGTTACTCAGTCTTTGTACGTATTTACTGGTGAAGAGCGCGAAGTCATGCGTAAGTATATTCACCGCATCGACCCTACTCCCATTGAGGTTACAACTTTACAATCCATTAAAGTGAGACTTCAAAATGTCGGACTGTTTAACTCAAAGGCTCCTAATACGTTTGTAATTCGTAATGATAAAGCGGTATTGGAAATGGAAATAAAGGACCTGCAAACGATGATTGGTAAGGATACCCTTATTCTTGTATTTGACAAAGTAGATGAGCGCATGAAATTCTTTAAAGCCGCAAAGAAATCGTACCTCGTAAACTTTGAGAAGTTTAGCGATTCTCAGTTAATAAGGACAGTTCAAAAGTCCCTTAATGTTTCCGAAGATTATCCAGAAGACTTCGCAATGCTAATATCTAGGTACTGCAATAATGAGGTATCTCGCATTGAGAATGAATGCCATAAGATTCGTCACAGTGGTTATGCTGAGTATAATCTGGATGTTATCAATGAGCTTATTGAACCGCCCGCCGAGGATAAGATATTCGACATGATGAAAGCTGTGGCGAAGAAAGAGCTGACAAGGGCATGGGAATTATACGCTGATTTGATCGCACTTAAAGAAAGTCCCATCAAGATAATTTCCATTCTATATACTCAGTTTAAGCAGCTATTCCTTATTCAGTCTATGCATGGACTTAGTGCGACAGATATAGCAGCTAAGACGGGCCTTTCAATCTGGCAGGTTAATCAAAATAAGGACTCAATTGGTATGTTTGACCTTCAAGAGTTGATAGATAAGCTCAAACTAATCCAGAAGGCTGAGGTTTACATGAAGACAGGTCGGATGGATATAGACAGGGGAATGGACAATCTTCTTATCAGCCTTGTAAGCTAGGTACCTTAAAAAATTAATACGAAATAAAAACCGCTCTAGCTTAAAAACTAGAGCGGTTTTGTTATATATCTAAACATACAGTTGATTATTAAAGGAGGGAAAATACAGTGGATGATAAGTTAAAGCAGCTCGGAGAATATTTAGTTGCACATCATTGTGGAGAGTCAAAGTCAATTAAGTCAAAGGATTTGGTAAGTTTAAAGTATGCTTCCTGTATTAGGGATATTCGTGTTAAGATTCATGATCTCAGAGAGCATGGGTATCCTATTTGTTCAGGACCGGACGGTTATTATATGGCGTCTAAGCAATCCGATCTTGAGTCAACCATTAATATTCTTAAATCACATGTTAAGAGCTTAAATGAGACTATAGATGGTTTAACTAAACTTTATAATGAGGTCTAAAATCTTTAACTAAGGAAAGGGTTTTTATTTATGAAAGTTGTGGGTCTACAGGTTGAAAACGTTAAGAAGCTAAAAGCAATTACCATTATTCCAGAAGGTAATGTGGTCAAGATTTCAGGGCCAAATGAGCAAGGAAAAACTACCGTTTTAGATTCAATTTGGTATGCACTTTGCGGGACAAAGAATATCTGTGAGCAGCCCATTCGTAATGGTCAAAAGAAAGCTAATGTCACCGTTAATCTTGGTGATATGATCGTTACTCGTAAATTTACTGAACGCGGTTCCACTCTTGAAGTAACCAATGCAAAAGGGCTTAAGTTCTCTAGTCCTCAAGCTATGCTTGATAAGCTGATTGGTAAGTTTAGCTTTGACCCGCTTGCCTTCTCTAAAGCTGACAAGAAAGTACAGGTGGATACACTTCTTGGTATCGTATCTATTTCCATTGATATTGACAAGTTGGCTGAGATATCCGGTGTTGTTGTAAAAGAGGGAGTTAATCCTCTTGCAACTTTAAACAATGTTTACAAAGATGCTTTCGATACCCGTACTGGTGTGAATAGAGAAAGGGATAAAGCAAAAGCAACATTCGAGAGCAAGTCCGGAGCGGTTGAAACCTCAGCAGTTAGTATTTCAGAGCTGGTTGCAGAGAAAGAAAGACTGACCGAAATCAATCTTAACAATGAAAAGCAGCGCAAACTTAAAGGGGAAAAGGATTCGAACATACGCCAACACGAACGTGACATAGCTCAGGTAAATTCCATCATTGAAAAGCTGAAAAATCAACTTGCGGAGCAGGAAGGGATACTGATTACCCTTACCGAAGAATTGGAAAATTCAAGAGTGCTACTTGAACCTTTCAGTGCCGAAGTGGAAGCTCTTGAGGATGTTGACCTAACTGACATTAACGAGCGCATTGCAAGTGCGGATGAGACCAATCAAAAAGCAAGAGATTGGGAAGAATACTTAACCGCTAAGGACTCTTATGAAACTCTCAAAGAGGAATCCAAAGTATGTACATCCCAAATAGATGCTGTCTTGAATTATAAAGCTGAGTTAATGAAAGCAACTAAGTTTCCTATCGAAGGGCTAGACTTCATGGCCGGTGGGGTTATATATCAAGGATTACCATTCGAGCAGGCAAGCTCCGCTCAAAAGCTTCAAGTATCTTTAGCAATTGCAATGGCGCTGAATCCAGAACTTAGAGTGATCAGAATAGACGATGGTTCTTTACTCGACAAAGCTCATATGGCTGTGATAGAGCGCATGGCCGCGGAGAATGACTTTCAGATATGGATGGAAGTTGTTGATGAGACCGGAACAGTGGGAATCTATATTGAAGATGGAGAAGTAAAATAGTAAGCTTCATTTTTAGTATAACTGAAGGGAGGTGAGTTCTAATTTTTTAATAAGGGAGGGATATTTATTAAAAAATTAATTAGCTTATGTTTTAAGAAGTTGGATAGGTTAACTCCTAATCTTCATGCATGCTCTATGAAGCTCATAGAAGAAGTTGGAGAATTGTTTCAGCACTATGGTAAAGGAATCAAAGCAAGCGGGGAAATTAATACTGTGGAGTTAGACCCGGAAAAACTAATTGAAGAGGCCGCAGATGTAGCACAGAGCGCCTCAACGATGATGTATACCATAGCTGAGCAGTACGACATAGACCTATCAGAAGTAATGAGCAGGCATGAGGCCAAGTTAAGACTCAGGGGGTATCTTCGATGAATTTAATTATGATCGAAGAATGCATAAGTAAATAAGTAGTTTAAAAAAGAAAGTGGGAATTAACTATGTTTATTACATTGGAATTACTTAAAGAAAAATCTGCTTGTAGTTCTGGCCAAAAGTACTTTTCTGATCATTTTCCAGAAGGTGCTGAGTATCAAGATGTTCTTGATCTTTTAGCTAAGGAGGATGAAAGTGGTTATGCAGACTGGCTGTTGAGTAATATAGGAAAAACTGATGCAGTCATGGAAATTGATGGTGATTTTGAAGTTGAAGGGAACCTCTTCTTTGCCGGGTTTATTAGAATTAAAGGTTTTCTGAAAGCGACACTAAGTATCAAAGCAGGATCGGGCATCGAAGCAGGATGGGGCATCAAAGCAGGATGGGGCATCAAAGCAGGATGGGGCATCGAAGCAGGATCGGGCATCGAAGCAGGATCGGGCATCGAAGCAGGAGACGATTATGGAATTTATGCTGGATTGAAGATTCGCATTTCCCTGAAAGCCAAGCATGCTTTAGTGATTGCAAAGGAAATGCCCAAAAACTTATTGTTGGGAATATTTAAACCTAAAGAGTAAATTATTGCTCTTTAGTAAGAAAGAGGTAATGGTAATTGTCATTTGTAGACGTAGCTAATGAAGAGTTTACGCGAGTCAATGAGGATCAGGAAGTAAAAGGTATTGAAAAATACGGCCATTCTGTGAAACCTTTAGAGCCAAAGTGGGACTGGCTTCAGATGGCCAAAGAGGAATTGGTTGATGGGTTTAAGTACTTAGTCGCTGAAAGTGAGCGCAGGAACTTTTACATTAATCTTGCTCTGACCGATATACATGCTCTCCAATCCAGCCATCTATTTATGGAGAACTCTGAGATTAGAGAGAGACTTAAAAAGGTAGAACATAACTTATTAATATTAATTGGAGGAATAAAATAATGCAAATGTCAGAACAAGCTATCCTTGATGTATTCGGAATGGAAATAGATCAGATCAAAAGTGCCGCAATCAGAAGATTGGTACTTAACACTCTTGCAGTGGCGCCTGAATACTTCTGGGACATTCCTGCAAGTAGCACAGGAAAGTATCATCCTGCTTACTGTGTTGGAAAAGGTGGTCTGGTAAGACATACCAAAGCGGCTGTGAGAATAGCCCTTGAGCTATTCAGAAATGAATCCGTTCAGGCATATACGGATACAGAAAAAGACCTCATCATTGCTGCCCTCATTCTGCACGATACTTGTAAAAATGGCTTTAATCCCCGCAATCATTACACTGTGACTGAGCATCCTTTATTGGTAAATGAGCTATTTAAGAAGATTGACCTTGATGTGGAGAGTGCTGCCCACGCGGCGTTTATTTCCGGATTGATCGCCCCGCACATGGGCCAGTGGAATTCAGACTACAAGACGAAGAAAGAAGTATTACCAAAACCTTCTTGCCGGATTGAGATATTCGTCCATATGGCCGACTATCTAGCATCGAGAAAGTGTATCGAGATTAACTTTGACGCACCGGTAAGCTCTTAAGTGTATAAATGAGTGAGTTAGGAGTTATACTAAAAAAGCGTACTTCATTACTTGTCCCAGACTTGACTAACCCACCAAGTCTGGGATCTTTTTTATTTGCTGGAATAAGTTTGACAGTTTACATATTATATGTTAATATTATCTTGTGAGCGAAATCTCCAAACTAAGAATTAATTAAAAGAAAGTAGGAAACTAATTATGCAACAAAGAATTGAATATCCTATCAGTGCTGGATACTGTGCAAACTGGACAATGGTAGACGCCATACGCGAAGTAATCGCGAACGCAATGGATGAGGGAGACTTCAAGATCACTTATGACGCATACTTTGACGGTTGCGACATCATCAATAAGGGCAGCGAGATCAAACCTAAGCACTTAGTACTCGGCAATAGTGAGAAGTCAACTGACCAAATCGGGCAATTTGGTGAAGGTCTTAAGATAGCTGCATTAGTAGCCGCAAGAGAAAACCGTAAGTTCTATGTTTCCACTTCTGGATTCAGCTTCCGCCCAAGTATAGAGTATAGCGAAGGACTAGAAAGTGACATCCTCGTATTGACCCTTGATGAGACTACAAAGAACAAAGAGGAGACGTTAGTCCACATTCAGTGTACTAAAGAAGAATATGCCGAAGCAAAAGCAAAATTCCTCAAGTGGAGCGGTTGCAAATCAATCGACAAAAATATAGCCCCTAACATACTTTTTCCAGGCGGGAAGTTATTCGTAAATGGACTATTCACAATGCCTCTCAATAGCTTATACAGCTACAACTTAACCTCCAAGAAGTTTATCAACAGAGACCGCACAGTGGTTGATTTAAGCGTAGCAAAACAAGAGATTGAGCGCATCATAAAAGAAGAAGGTTTCCTAGTCAGAGAGTTCTGTAAGATGTACCTAGAAGCTGCTTACAGCAATGAAGAAGTTGTTGAGACAGGGATATATTTATCTCCTAATAGCCAGTCAGGAAAAGAAATGTTTACTAAAATGGCGCAGAAGATGTTCAGTGATAAAAAGTTAGTTATGAGTGACGGAACCCAATCTGATCTGATCCTAGAAGACAAAGGATATACAGTGTTACAAACTCCTGTATCTTGGGCAGCTAATTACACTATTAAAACGGCCGCGGGGATAAAAGAATCCAGTGAAGAATTGAAAACTAATTCGGCACTTACCAATCCAGATCAATATGTCCTAAAAGACAATAAGCTCACTGAGTATGAGCTTGCTAACATGCAAGATGCTAGAGAGTGCGCTGAAAAATTAGACTACTCCAATAAAGAAATAGTGGTCAAAGTAGTTTCCAAATTCGATAATCCTGATAAGAAACATGATAACGATGGAGACGTTATATACCTACATCGCAGCTTATTAACTGAAGGTGGTTCTCCTCTATTCGGAGCTATGATTCATGAATGCGTTCATATCATACATGGTGCTGAGGATAGAACTCACTCCTTCGAAGAAATCCTGACTGACATTATTGGAAGATTAGCAGTACTAAACGCCAACGCGAGAGCTGAGTAATCAGCTCTCTTTCTCTTTGCTTGACGTTATTCATATTATATGTTAATATTAATGAAACCTATGTTAGTTTAGAAAGTGAGTGACGCTAAATGTTCAAAGTAGAGAGCTTCATTGATGAGAAAGAAATCGCGTCAATGATAAAGACCTATGAGAAAAATATTAAGTTATTTCAGAAGAACAACAATAAATGGAGTGAGAGCTTAACCTCTTCGACTCTTGAAGAAATCAAAAATCTAACCGCTGACGGGCCTTGCTGGGTATTCTTGAATGACGGTTTTCAGTCTGAGCAAGAAGCTCTTACCTATCTTGAGCGTCCCGCGGTTAAAAAGATAAAACGAGAATTCAGAGTAGTGGCGTACTAATATGGCAGGAGAAATATTTGGGTGTTGCGGATGGCATCAAGAGTGCCGTTCGCTTGGGCATTGTGTAAGAGAATTGCAGCATGGGGACGATATATGCGCTATGAGAAAATGGATAGGAGGAGAGGTTAAAAAAGTAATCGAGACGCCTAAGCTAGTAGAAAAACCTAAAGCAGCCACTAAACCAGTCCAGAGAAAACTATTTTAAAGGGGAGATTAATAGATGTTATTTTTAATTGATTCTGAAATGGAAGACCTCGCCAAGTATATTCAAAGTGAGTTACATCAAGATCACCTGCCTGGATATTATTTCAGTGTTGAGGATGTCAAAGATTTGATACTTGCATTTAAAGCAGGAGCTAGAATGAAAGAAACGATAATTAAAATTGTTAGTAACTCTAAGTCCAGTCTCTATGGAGGATGGTATCAAGAGTTAATAGGTCAGGAGTTAGACTGTATTTCTTATGATGCTGTAAAATATGACGTAATTTATAAAGGTAATGTACGTCATGTAATGCTTGAAGATGCTAAAATAATTAAGGAGGTTAAGTAATGGAAAAGTTATCTAAAATAAGAGGTTGTATGTTCGGGCTTGCAATTGGGGACGCTGTAGGTTATCCTGTCGAGTTCTTACCCGTTCAGAATATCAAAAGGAAATCTGTTTTAAGCATTGGTAATGGTAGGAGAAAGATGCTTTATTCAGATGATACCCAAATGAGTCTTGCGACATCTAAAGGTATGATAAATGCTTTTAAGGAGAATGCAGATTTAAGCTTGCTCCCTTATAATACTGTTCATATTTATAAAGAGTACTATAAGTGGTTCTTAACTCAAAGTGATCCTGGTCAGAGCAGAGCGCCTGGTTATTCTTGTATGTCAGCTTTGGGAAGCGGTTTGATGGGTACTCCCCAATTACCAATCAATGATAGCAAAGGCTGTGGCGGGGTAATGCGTACAGCTCCTATAGGATTAGTGTTCGATCGATCTACAGCTTTTGACTTAGGAGTGAGAGCAGCGGCAATAACTCACGGACATAAGACGGGCTATTTGACCGCTGGTTTCCTCTCTGAGCTGATTAGCAGAACACTTGCCGGTGAAAATCTAACGAACGCACTAAACAGCGTTATATCGAAGCTCAAGAGCTATGAAGGGCACGAAGAAACACTTCAAGCTATAAATTTTGCTTTATATTTAGCTGACACCGGTAAGTCAACTCCTTCTTATGATTTAAAATGTATATATCAAATTGGAGAAGGATGGGTAGCTGAAGAAGCACTTGCTATTTCCATTTATTGTGCGCTCAAGCACCAAGACAACTTCGAAGAAGCTATTGCTTCAGCAGTATGTCACTCAGGAGATTCAGACTCAACAGGGAGCATTACAGGAGCTATTGTTGGAACTATACTCGGCTTTGATGCAATCCCTAAACGATGGGTACTAGGAATTGAGAATGGACTTGGATTGGAGGAAATTAGTAGAGAGCTGTATGCTATCTCAAAGGAGGTATAAACTGTGAGTAAACCTGATCGTATGAAAGATATCCTATTAGTTAGATCATGTTGGCATTGCAAGAACTTAGTTTGGATAGGTTGTTTACAAAAGCAACCTCTCTCTAAAAATCCTCTAGGATTAATATTTCCAAACTCGTGCATACTTTGGAACGAGAAGAAAAAGTCATGATGAGACTAATAGGTATTAGTGAAGATGTTACCATCTGTTTCCATTGCGGTAAACGTAACTTAAAGAAGACTGTAGCTATTCATCACGAGACTGGAGAAGTAAACTATTACGGAACAGAGTGTGCAGCTAACATACTTAGTATTGGTACTAAAGGATTACTGAAGACAGCAGAGAAAACTAGTAAGAACGATACATTCTTATTCAGTAAAAAGGATAAGTGAGGTGTTACATGTGGGAGAAGTCATTGAAGTGAAAGCAAAGTACTCTAAAGACGATAAGCTTTTTATATGTAAAGAGGATCCAGACAGGGGATTCAACACTTTAATTCCAGTATCCATAGGTGGAGTTTCAAACGTAAAACTTTATGGAGCAGGTACTCAGATCATAACCTATTCAGTGAGTTCAATTAAAAATCGAGTTGGATTTGAAGTAAACGAGATTGACTTATTTTCCATTACTGAGCTTGATAGATTCTTAAAGTAGGGAGAGTGTTAAAGTGTTAGAGCAAGTGTTACTTCCTGACTGGATTAAGGAAATCGTTTTGATGTGTAACAATTGGTTTACTCTAACATTGCTTGCATTAGTATGGTGTACTATCATATTAATGATTATAGCATTCATAGTATATAGTCTAAAATATTCATTGAGGAGGATTATTAAATGGAAAAGACGATCAAAGTAGTTGTCAAAGAGGTCAATGAACTTTGTGAGGTACGCGAGATCGAGAATACTTTAGAAGCACTTAAAACAATAGTTGAGGGACACATTGAAGTTGCACACTTTAGAGACTGTGTATCCATGATATGTAACGAAGAGGGAAAATTTGACGGCCTACTTCCTAACTTTGCAACTGCTCATGATATAATAGTTGGTAATGTATTATTCACCGCAGTTGACGAAGAGGGCGATGGTAGGTCGTTGACTGAAGACGAAGTACAATTAGTCCTTGAGCTATTCAGTAAATAAAAAAGAAGCAGGGAGCAACCAAACGCTTCCTGCTTCTTACATTTCCACTTGCTTGACGGTGTTCATATTATATGTTAATATTATAGTGTGAGCGAGAGTTCCAACTAAACTTGAGAGTGAGTGACAAGTATGACAAACGCCAAAATTAAATTCATAGCCAGTAACCTAGCCCTTCTAGTTTCAGTATTCATCTTATTCCAAACTCATGTTATTACAGTCGTAAGTAAATAAAGAAAAGAGGTAATGAAAAATGATTAACGCTAAAGCTGCTCTTAAAGAGGTTCTTTCCAAATTGACTGACCCTGATCTTGAAGTACTATTGGAATCGTTCAACTCCATTCCTGATGATGAGTTCTGTGAAATAATTGTCGATGCAACAAAAGGTAAAAGGTACGTAATAACTGCAACGAACTATGAGGATGGTAGTGGTCGTTTCTGTATTGATAAGGTTATCTATACCTCTAAAGAAGAGGGATTAGCGAACGTCGAGAAGCTTAAGCCTATCTACTATTACCCAGAGCTTGAGGAGTACTGCAAAGAGTGTCATATGGTAGGAGCTTCATGTACTTGTGCTGAAAGAGAAGATGATTAGATGGAGATCCTTATTGATTCTTCAACCATTGACAACTTCTGCATGATGCTAGAAAAATCCTTAGATAGATTCATTGATTATGCGCTCGATCATTCATGCAAAGTTAGAAACTACGAATACATTAACAGGGTCTGGATAGCATGGTGGCTTAGGGATAATTACCAAACTGAAGTTGCTCTCCATATACTAAACTTCGCAATATACGAGAAAAAATACTTCTTAACCACTAGACATATCTTCCCACAAGAGACGCTTGAATTCATCAAAACCATACAGTTCTATGTATTTAATGATAGTCTTAAAGAGACTGACCCGAATGACTTATCTTATCAGAATGGACTAAGCAGCGCATACGAGCCATTTGATTTCTCAGTCAGTAACGTAACGACAATTGAAAAGGCGGGGCTATGATGAATACAGTATATGAGGATGATAGGGAGTTAGATAACAACCGTCTTAAGATCCAAGGAAAGAGAATGATCAGATATCGTAACCTGATGAGTGCATTCTTTCTAAACAATCCATTTAAAAATAACTTTAAGAATAAGAGAAAGTCCAGAAGAAAAAGAAAAGAATATCAGAAGAGGGTAAGGAACGAAAAGAGAGCTTAAATGCTCTCTTTTTTATTTTAGAACTTAAAAAATCAGATTTATTTGTTATATATCTAAAGATCAAGAGTACTTAAGGGAGGAATGCAATTGTCTCAGTGTCCGCATTATACCCCTAGAGAAAATGGTAATGTCAATTGTCCGCGCTGCAAACTATGGATAGACTTTATATCATGTAATGCAGTTTGTAGTATCCATGATCAATTAAAGTCAGTGAAACAAATATGGCCTAAGGAGGAAGTAATGGAAAAGTACATTGGATCAAAGATCATTCACGCAAAGCCTATGACAGCAGAAGAAGCAGGTAAGCAATTCGACAGACCTATTGATGTCTCAAACGCAGTAGTGGAGCATGAAGCTAAATCTGATGGTACCATTGTGGCGACATTCCACCCTGGTTATCTAGTTAAGTACGAGGGCGGATACATGAGCTGGTCACCTAAAGCAGTATTCGAAGCTGCATATCGAAAAACTGACGGAATGACGTTTGGACTTGCAACTGAAGCAATGCTTACTGGTTTACTCTGTGGATTACCATTCTGGAAAGAAGACGTAATGATTGGCATTCAGCTTCCTGATGTTGACTCTATCAACACAGCTCCTTACTACTATGTTCAGTCTCGATTTGGAAGAGTTCCCTGGATGCCAACTCAAATCGAATTGTTAACTACTGAATGGTGTATACGTGAAGCGAAGAAGTAGTTGGCAAGAATATTTCCTAAACATAGCTGCTTGCGTCTCAGATAGAACAACTTGTTTGAGACGCAAGGTCGGAGCAGTAATGGTAATAAATAATGAGATCGTTTCTACAGGCTACAATGGAAGTGCAGCACAGCAACTAAATTGTTCTGATACTCAGAAATGTATAAGGTCAGAGTTAGGTATACCTAGTGGGGAACGATTAGATTTATGCGTAGCAGTACACGCCGAGATAAATGCTATCAGACAGGCAGAAAGACGGTCTATTGGCTTGCAAGATGCAACTTTATACATTACTACTCAACCGTGCAAAGCATGCGCTGAAGCAATAAAATTAGCTGGCATCAAGAACGTAGTATATGTAGAAAATTATAATCAAGGAGGATAAATAATGATTGAACTTATTTCAAGTTTATTACCACATAAGGAGCTTAATGGAGATTTAGTTTTGCACTATATTACTTGTTCTGAAGGGTTGGGACAATGCGTATTCAACTTAAATGGAATGTGTAAGCATGAGCGTCCTTTAATTATCAAACCTTATCAAAACGGTATGAGATTCCCAGGTACTTTTATGTGTAATTCATTTGAGAAACTTAAAGAAAAAGCTAAAGAAGACCTTAAGATTAGAATCACTTATAAATCTATAGATAAGCAAAAGAAAGTACTCGATTACCTTAACTCTATTCAGTTTGTTGCTGGAGTTAATAAGTCAATAATGGCCGATCAAATAAGCTCTATCTACAACGCCAAAGAAGAGGACGGCGAGATAGAGAAGGTCATAATAGACAAAGATAATTATGGATTCTTCTTTGCTGAAATTCCTTATTCATCTGATCCTATACTATTTTCGTTATGGGAACATGACAAGAATCATAGTATTAGATTATCAAAGGAAGAATTCCAAATCTTAGCTAAAACACTGTCTAAAATGAGTGATCAACTAAAGGAGGAATGATTTCCATTATGTTTCAAGTAGGAGATCAAGTAGAAATATTAGATCACTCAGAATGGCACGGACTATATGCAACCGTTGACAGAATAGTTGATGGTATACCTGTATTATTCAGTGTTTGCAAACCTACTGAAACATATCATCTAACTCCTGAACTAGAAGGAAAGGTAGTGCTTATTAGTGAGCGCAGAACTTAAAACTCTCAAAGAGTGGGAGAAGACTCGTAATGTAAAGATTATGGATTATGATGGATTCGACAGAACAGATCGTAACCTATTCGAAAAACTATTTACTCAGGAAGAGTTTGACGATGGCGCAATGCGCTGTACTTGTCAATTCTCAATCTCTGAAGAACTAACTAAACTCGTTGAAAGAGAAGGGTAGGATTACCATTATGCACGAACTAACAGGCTCATGTAATATGTGCGGACTATGCTGCAAAGCAATAACACTCAACCGGTCCATGGACGATATCAGAGAAATGCAAACAGTTAAAAATTATCTCTGTGGTACAGAGAAGGATACTTCGAGTGATCCTTTATTCGTTTACCTAAACTGGGAGCAGATCACCACTGAAGAAGCTATTGCCATTAATCCTTACTTAGCCACATGGTTTGAAGCATATAAAGAAAGAGCAACCTCCAGCGAACATTTACATTTCTTTAGATGCTTACAGCTCACAGCAGACAACAAATGCAGTATTCATAAAGATCGTCCTAATGTGTGCATTAATTTTCCGTGGTACGGTAGAACTCCTGATGATAATATGCTATTCTATAGCAAAGATTGTGGGTATATCGTCGATGTTCCTTTGAAAGGAGAGATATTACCATTAACCTTAAACCTCCTAGACAACGAAAAAGAGTAGAAATTACAGAGCTTCAAGTTGCGCTATATTCTGCATTGTATTTTGCAATAGGTTTTGTAACTTGTATCGTAGTATTTTCTTAACATGTTGTGTAAAATCAAATGGACTATGGAACAATGGTAGATCAATTACCACTAGTTACTACCCGCAGCTAGAAAAATTTTCGCCGGCGGGGATATATGAAAGAAAAGAGCTGAAAGTGCCATGACTTGGAAATCAATAACAAATTATCAAGAAAGATCACAATTACTATCAGAAGAGATTACAGAGAACTTGACAGAACAACAATTGAAATTTGTTAGAGAGTACGCCATTGACTTTCATGGTGAACAAGCTGCAATAAGGTCAGGGTATAGCCGTCCCACTGCTAGAGTACAAGCTTCCCAACTCTTAACAAACCTTAATATAAAGAGGGCAGTAAGGGAAATTGCTGAGCATAATTGTAAAATCAGTGCTGATGTCAGTCGTGAGCGTGTGCTTTTAGAGATAGCGAGACTTGCTTTTTATAATCCAACAGACTTCATGGAGTGGAGCGTGGACGAGTTCGGTAGAGATGTATTCAGATTGAAGGATTCTTCCATGCTTACCGAAGCCCAGGCTGCTTGTATTCAGTCGATAACTCAAACGAACGCTGGAATAAGCATCAAATTCTACGATAAGAAAGGCAGTTTAGAGCTTCTAGCAAGGCATATGGGCATGCTGAATGATAAGCTTAGTATTAATCATACCGGAACGGTTACGCACACCGTAGAGCATAATTATAGCGTGACTGAAAAGATTATTTCCTCTAATCCTGATCTTATTTCACAGATATTCAGTCAACTCCCAGCACCTGATTTAGTCGAAGAAGCTGTCATAGTTGAAGACGAAAAAGAAGTCGGTGTCACTTCTGACCCGGTGTAGACACAAGCACTTAAAAAGATATGATAAATGCTCTTTCAGGTAAGAAAAGGTGCAATAGGTACTCCTAAATGCACCTTAACCTCCTGACCTTATGCTATAAAATAGCTCTAAATGCTCAAAATTGAGCAAAATCCGTGTTCTGACCGGGGTAAAACATACACCGAAGACACGTTTAGAGCTATTTTATATTGTAAGATCAAAGAAAGGTGAATGGTAATATGGCACAAGCAGCGCAGCAGATACCCCAATTTACAAATCATGAATGGCAAGTAGGCGCGGCAAGAGCTAACCTTACTGGATATAAGTACTATGTCAGTCCTAAAGGAGCTAAAGCGTGGCAGGCTAAGCATCAATTGCTGATAGATAAAAAGCTGATGGAAGTAGAGCAGGGGAAGATTAAACGACTAATGATATTTACCGCCCCTCGACATTATAAGTCACAGACAGCAACTATTCATTTCCCAGCTTGGTACCTTGGTAAGCATTCTGACCACAGAATACTTGCAGCATCTTATTCGGCAAGCTTAGTAAACAAGTTCTCAAGACAAACAAGAGGATTAGTTAGTGAATATGGACCAGAACTATTTGGAGTACAGTTAGCACAAGATAGCCAAGCTGTAGATGATTGGGCATTACAAAGCACAAAGGATGGAGTATCTGTCAGTGGAGGATATGGTTGTGCAGGGGTAAGAGGTTCATTCACAGGGAAAGGCGCTAACATTTTAATCATCGACGATCCACATAAAGACCGTCAAGAGGCGAACAGTGAAGTAATGAGGAATAGTATCTGGGAGTGGTATTGTTCAGCCGCTTATACACGTTTAGAGAGTGATGGAGCTATCATCTTAATTATGACTAGATGGCATGAAGATGATCTGGCAGGAAGACTGATAAAAGCTATGCAGGATGGTGATGAATTTGCAGAACAATGGGACATTATCAACCTCCCAGCACTCGCAGAAGAAGGAGACGTACTTGAACGAAGTATTGGAGAGCCACTTTGGCCAGAACAGTTCCCTCTTACAAGGTATTATGGAATTAGAGCAAGCATTGGAAGTTATGAGTGGACTAGTCTCTATCAGCAAAGACCACAATCACTCACAGGTGGAGCATTCCCTGCAAAGTGGCTCAAGTGGTACACAAGCTCACAAATCAAATTCGATGAAGAAAAAGAACATTGGATATTCAATGGTGAACCTCTTACGCTCTATCAAGGTATTGACCCTGCTATCAGTGAGAAAGAGAGTGCGGACGACTTTGTAGACTTCACGATTGGAATAACTCCCACTAGTAAGATAGTGTTATTAGATCCTTGGGATGGTCACATAGACTTTATAGTACAGGTTCAAATGATCGTGAAGAAGTATCAAGAGTGGCTACCGTCAAGAGTTGGAATAGAGACGAATGCATACCAACAGGCACTGAAGCAACAGGTCATTAAAGACGCTGTGATACCGGTTAAGGGCCTCAATCATATCAGTGACAAGTATACCCGCTTAATGACTATGCAGCCTTATTTTGAGAACGGGCAGGTCTATATGAGAGAAGCACTTGACCATGAGGATGGATTTGTAGATAACACGAGAATGCCAGGCAGACGTATTCACAGCAAGTTTAAGAAGTGCTACAACCAAATGGTGGTGTATGGACCGAAGGCTTCTCATGATGATATTTTGGATGCGCTTGAGAATGCTATATCACTTGCAAAACCTAAGATCATACCAAATGAATTTTACGTATAATCGACTTAAAAATAGCTCTCTTTTTGTTATATATTCAAGTAGAATGTACCAGGAAGGGAGCTATTAAGAATGATGCCTGTTAAAGTAAAATGGATGGACGGTTATGTAGAGGAATTTAAAGTTGTTGAAGCAAGAGCAGGATTTGCACTACTTTGGCTCAAATTAGAGAATGGTGAGACTATACATATTCCACTAATGCAAGTACGTTGGTTTAAGGGAGTAAAATGATATGAACCTACTTCAGCAGCCGAGAGATTCGAGTTTATGTGGCCAAACATGCGTGGCGATGCTTGCGGATATTACTCTTGAAGAGTCAATAAAAGTATTCAGTACAAAGGGCGGAACTAGAACAAGGGATGTTGTGAAAGCTTTGACCTCTTTAGGTATCAAATGTGGGGATAAGCTTATTAGACTGAGTACAGGAGTTAAGAAGCCTGATCTATGCATAGTGAAGCTGCATTTCACAGACGATAAGAACACTCATTGGACAGTGTGGAATAATGGTTGGTTCTACGATCCAGGATGCAGGTTTACCATGAGAGAGTATCCCGAATTTGTAAGAGAGACTTCTTTTCTACCTATATTTGATAATGAAGGGAGTTATAGAGGATAGTGGATCTATTTGGATTTAAGAAGCGTAGAAAGCAACGACACGAGAACATACTGAAGATGATACCAACCGCCACTAATGAGTTCCTTAAAACTGGTCATGATGCGTTACAGATGGATCAAAGTTGTGGGATGTCTAACGAGTACACAGGCATAGAGAGTAGAGCAATTTATGATGAATTGGATAAGCGCGGGTTAGTGGATGAGTTAGGCTATATCAAATAGCACTTAAAAAATTCTCCTCATTTGTTATATATCTATTCAGATAGCAAATGAAGGGAGTTTTTTATGTTAACGATAGTCATTGTATCATTTTTAATTGCATTCACAGCCGCGGTTGCATATGTGGGAATACTAGACCACATGGAGTTAAGAAAGAAAGCGAGTGATGGTTAATGGAGAATGAAATCAAAGTAGGTTGTGCAAAGTGCATAGCACTGAAAGAGGACCACACTGAAGAGCATAAAGTAATCATCATCGACAAGCTACGGAAGACTGGTTGCTACAAAGGATACGGGATGGAGATATGTCCAAGCACTCTTGCAAAAGAAGATCTATTGCCTCCTAAGGTAGACAATACGAAGCTCATGCGCTTACTTGATCTACTTGAAATGTACAACCAAGTTGGTGTATTGCGTCAAGAGTTCGAAGCCTTTACAGGCAACGACGAACCTATTGAAACTATCGACGATCTTATTTCAACAATGGAAGAAGAAATGAGTTGCTGGGAACCTGCCTAAAGAGGGTGAATAACTTTAAAAACTAAAGGAGGCTATTAAACTAATGAAAGAGAAAAATGCTTGGAAGTTTGGTCTTAAAACTTATTCTGAAATAACCGCGCAAGATGAGAAATTGAGAAGGTGCGCTAAGTGTCCTGCAATGGACAAAGTGTTTACTGATCCTGCATTCTATACTCATGATATGAAAGATGCTATCATAGGTAAAATTATGAATGAGGGTTGTCGCCACGTAGTTAATTTACTATCTTGCCCAAGCCCTTTAATCCAGCAAGAGCTTAACAAGAAGTTAGGTAGGGCTATTGCTGAAGACAGAAGCAAAGTCGAACTGGTTAAAGATGTTCCCTTACTGACAGATCATACACTTAATGCTCCTCTGTTTAAGTTGCTTGATACCATTGGACACCAGATTGAAGGATATAACTATACCATCAATTGTAGCAAAGATGAGTCAGAAGACGGGTATGCGATGGTGATAGCGTCACGAAACAAGCGTCTTAATGAAGATATTCAGTCCTTAATCGACTTCATTAAAACAAACTTTTAGTCACTTAAAAAATTCGATGATCTTGTTATATATTAAGCATCTAAGAAAGAAAGCGAGTTGACCACTAAATGAACGAGAAAACTGAGAAAGATACCGCTGGTGAGAAACCCATCCACCTTTGTGATTCCTGTACAATGGTTAAGGGGTTAAACTGCATCGTGAAGCCTGAAGATGTAACTTATGGCCCAAGTGAGAACGTGATTGGTTGCGTTATGCATGACCTAACCGCTGAGGTGCTCAATCATCCAATAGGCATAATGTGGAAAGTCTTAAAGCTTGAGCGTGGCGAAGAATTGAAGCTCAGCGAAGTTCTCCTGCAGGATTATGAAGTTGACGCTTACAGGACCAACCTTTGTGACACTTGCGGTTATGATGTTGCAACGTGCGAAGTCAAGATTGAAGATGTTGGATATGGGTTAGCTGAAGGCGGCGACAATGTTATCCACTGCGTTCTGTATGATGTTGCCGGTAGAGCGTTTAAGCTCATGCAAGAGGCCAAAGGTTGCGATACATGCGATAAGAAAAGCGAGTGCGGGCTATTCAATACCACTGACGCTGAGGAGAAAGAAGACGCTCCAGCTTATGTTGCTCCTGAGTTCGCAGCGGATACAGACTATGTGAGAGTTAAAACCATGTTCAGTGAATTCGAAGTGCCTTTCGGTGAAGACCTCAATGATGTTAAAGAACCAGTCATCTTCATTAACATTGTTAACAAGGAGCCAAAAACTGTCGGTTTAGTGGGTTACGCGACTTACTATAGTTTTGACAATGAAGGTAAGTTCAAGAGCATCGGTATAATCGAGTAACTAAATAAGGTTAGGAGGTGTGATAACATGCCAGTTCTTCAATTCCCTACCCTCGAAGATCGTACTCACATCCATAACCTAATCAGCTATTACGCTCATGGAAAGTGTAGCAGAAACGATTTAATGCACTGGATAGCTCATATCATCAAGAAGTACAATGTCGAGAGACTTCAGATATTTAGTTACTCAGTGCGTATCCTTTCCTATCATGGCGACTTACCAATTATCAGTATCGAATCCTCTCAAATTACTTCAAGCTGTCCTACTTGTTATGCTGAAACATCTGCGGCAAGATATTTACGAACAGAAAAGGAAAACCTTAGTCAAGACCATGACCTAGTAAGCGTAACATGCTTAGAGTGCGGTTGCGTGTACATAGTTAAATCTCCCAATGGTCGTAAAAATTCTAATGCGGGGAGGTAAGTATTATGGCAACACTGGGATATCTTATCCTATTCTTTGCATTCAAGATTGCAGCTCAACGGGTTACAGATAAAGTCATTCAGTCAAGGAGGGGATAATATGCCTGATTCGATTATCATGGTACATGTCTGTTCCGTATGCGGAAACGAAGAACCATCACGACTGTCTGATGATCAACGAATAAAGGCTTTTCTTGCGGACATAAATGAAGAGCTTCAATATGCGAGAAAAGTTAATCCCCAAATGGCTATGGGAATGATCTTAGTTCGTGATAAGTTCTTAAAAAGATTAGAAAGAGAGTGATCAATTTGTCGTACGGAAGTGGTTTACCAGATGAGATTCTAGCAGCTATGATGCCAAGTCAAGAGCGCAGAGACTTTCCTCTAAATGAAGAGGATTTCAAACTATTTAGGTATCGTGCAAAACGTAACCGCGCGAACAAAGTTGCCAAAGCATCACGGAAGCGTAATCGTTAAAAACTAAGGATAGTATGGTGCGCTTTCCTTATGTTATAATATGTAAAACTAAAGAAGGAAGGCGCAACACTATGAAAGCACTTAAATTCTTATTTTGGCTAGTCGTATCATTTGTCTGTTTAACTTTCAGTATGGGAATCCAAGTAGCTATCCCACTCTTAATTTTAGTGATATTAGGTGGATTTGGTTACGCTATCATTGAATTTCTATATATGCAGTACAAAAGTAGAAATAGGATCATGTAGATTTAGCCCGTAACGAGTCAGCGCATGCGCGGGAAGTATTTGCACATAAAGAACATCAAAATGCCGCACAGCGCCGCACGTAAGCTCTCAGAAGATTTTATGACGTTTAGTTAGAGAAGAGGAACTCAAATGAGCAAAATTCCTGATTTAAGTCAGTTCAGAAACAAACCAGCCGCGGCAGTCATAGAGCTTAAGCAGTTAGATCCTAACAAAATGTACTACACTGAAGAAATGCTATCGAGGGATGGATCGGAGTTTATTCTAACCCTCTTATTGTCGGCAGGTGTAGTTACTGAGGAAGACGTTCGAAAAGCTAAAGCTGAGTTTATGGCTGACCAGAATGCACTCCTTATTAAAACCGCAGAAACTAATCCTCAGGTAAGAGCTATTCTTATTGAGCTTGATAACGCTAAGCTTGATCCAAGTAAAAACTGATGGCTAGAGCGTTTGATGGGTTTAAAGGTTCACCAATAAAGCAAAACATTGTTTGGCAAGAGTGTGATACTTTATTTCCCTTTCAGTGCGATCAATGTAAACGAACGCTCCAAGGACTACGTTTCCTTGGCTCTTCATTAGTCACTCACAGCCACAGAGCGGTAGCATGCTTGTGTCCCGATTGTAAAGACGGTAAGAATGTACACCGTAAGAAACAACCGAAGCTCAGTGAGCGCAGAACGAGTTTGGACTAACATCTTGGTGGCGGCGGATAATATTGCCCGCGAGTAAATGAGTACGCTGATGAACTAACAGCCAGGATTAAGTAACTAGGGAAGCACTGCAAGTAAGAATCTGAAAGTGAGGGCAGTGTGTCGAATGCTTATTCTGGGAGGGTAAGAAGCATTCAAGAGAAATAGAAGCGAACTCTATGGAGGTGCCCAATCTAATTGGGAACTGAATCCAGGTTCGCTTATCTCTTAAAAATAGTTAATTTTGGGATGCTGAAAAGCATTAGTGTAGAAGTGTGATAAAGACACTTCGAGGGAGTACGTAAGTATAGGTGGCATTGCTTACACTAATTGAATCATAAGGTGGTGTGTTATCATGTTGCATAGCTCTGACTATCAGACCTACGAAGGTGGTATACTGAATGTTGGACTAGCATGTATCTTTCAGTTCGTGTAGAGACTTTGAGAGACATTGGGTGGGAGTTTCCGCAGAATTCCCGACAGTGAAGGTCTATGCACTCTTTATCCCTCAACATATAGTGTATTTTTAGGAAGCAAAACGTATGATGCAAGTCAGAGGGGTAGTAGGCGACCTGCTCTGGCACAAATAGTATGATGCCTTCAACAACACATCATACCAAATAAGAGAACGCGATTGGTTGGTCCCTCTCCGCGTTCTCTTTTTGTTGACTCTTGGGGAAAACCCGCTATACTATACATAGTTCTGATATCATTTATAAGACATATTTAATTTAGGAGGCGTAGCGTTATGGCTGAGTGGGCACAATACAATGGGCTAATCGTTCCGGAGCGGGTAACGCTCGCCAAGAAAATGGAAGAAGAAGCTCAAAAGCAAGCAGCTAGAGGTAAGTTCTTCTCTCAGTATTCACAAGCACGAGACATGGCGGGAACAGGATACCACAAACCAAATAGCTCTATTCAGTTCGACTTACTAAGATTATCACGCGAGAAATCGCTAATAGATAAGATCATCATTATGGCAAGAGTAGCACAAGTTAAATACCTCTCTAAGAAGGTCGTAGTGCCTGGTAAGCAGGTCGGATATAGAGTGGTGAACGAGAATCACGCCGACCCTAACTATAGCCCCACAGAGGACGTTATACGCCGTTGTAAAGAGGTTGAGAAGATCATAGAGAACGTCAATCCTATGATTCATCCAAATGGGTTTATCGACTTCGCCGCGGTATGCACAGACCAAGAGCTTACATATGATCGAAAGGCTATGGTCATTACTAAAGATCGTACTGGAGCACCTTGCTCTTATCATCTTGTGGACGGTACTACGATTCGTCCTGTTATCGAAGTTCTGATGGACTTTGCTAAGAAGAACAAAACCACCAGAAGCGCATCGTATGAAGGAATATTTAAGACCTATGGATTGGATGTTACTAACGCCGCATATGTTCAAGTGATTGACGCTTTACCTGTAGCATGCTGGACCGCTGAAGAAATGAGCGTAAACATTACCAACCCAAGTGTCGAGATTGACCGATGGGCATATGGAGCAGGGTCGGCACTAGAGCAGTCTATTATGGCTACACAAACGTGGTTGAATGCTTGGGCATATAATGATGGACTATTCAATCAAGACAGTCCTGAAAGTATGCTATTTCTATATGGTGACGTTGACCCTATCGGACTTGGAGCATTTCAAAGACAAGTACTTGACCAAAGTGGTTCTGGAGACTATCAACGTGTGCCAGTTATCCCTGCGGATGAGAATTTCAAAGCTGAGTTAATTAAGATCAGAGAGCTTCCAAAAGACGTTCAATTTGCTGAATTCTTGAGGATTATTATTCAGTTAAAGACCGCAGCATTCAGAGCGCACCCGTCAATAGTTAACTTTACAATTGACAAAGGATCCAGCGGTGGGATGAGCATAGGTAATGGAGCTAATGAAGATGAAATCCTTTCTGACGCTAAGCAAGAGGGATTAGAGAGCATTATATTTGGACATGCTAGTTGGTTAACTAAAGTAGTCATTAAACCTCGTTATGACGATTTAGTTATGATATATGATACAGACCTTGCCGACGAAGATCGACGAATAGAATTGATTAGTAAACAACTTAAAGCTGGTATGACGTTTAACGAATCTCGACGCTCCATGGGATTAGAAGGAGATCTAGAGTTCGGAGACGTTCCAGATAGCACCGTGTATATGTCAGCAATGTCAGCGTCACTAGCTCAAGAACAGGCTACGGCCGAGCAAGACGCGGGAGGCGGTGATCCTAAGTCTTCTAAGGGACAAGGAAAAGATGGTGCGTCGAAGGCGGTAGGCAAAGAGGGGAAAGACTCTAAGCCTACTGCTCAAGACAAAAAGAAAGCTGCAACTCCAGAAAAGAAACCAAGTGATAACGCACTGAAGAAGAATGAAGGTGCTAAGATACTACTGTTTGAGATACTAGACGATGAATGAGGTGCCTTATGGAATGCCAAAGCAAACTGTCAAAGTCACTAACCGACTTAGCTATTTGGGTATATGATGAAGCAAGATTCGGGAGCATGGACAAAGCTGTAAAGCTCCAAAAGATATATGATTCAATGTTAAGAAAAAAGGAGGCAGCGCAATGCAAGTAAGGGTAACTCGTGAGAACATCACAGATGAAGAACTTGCAAAAGCACTCTCCTCCTATATATCGAATGAACACTTAACTAGTAAAGTGGTAGAGCTTCTATCGAAGAAAGAGCATAACCATGTAGGAGAAGAAATACCAGAGAGGTATCTCAGACAGATAGAGAAGAAGCTCAATATAACGACACGTTCTCTAATGACTACACTCGTTCAGAACATAGAGAAGTGGTTTAAAGGGAAAAGCACGTTTAAAAAGAACATTCTCAGTAAACGGTCTGGAGTACCTCCTACATTGACTGAAGCACAAGTTGCAGAACTTAGATTATTAATCGAATCTCATTTCAGATCCGCGATAGGATTAGGCTATAAAGTACCAAGTTCGCTGCAACGTCAGTGGAATAAATACGGCATAGTACCTCCTGAGCAGGACTTGGAGACCTGGATTAATCAGTCGTATGTAGCTGGTAGACTATCGTTTGTACTAGCCAACGGAGATACGTATGCGGACATGGTTAAACTAGTCGCTAAGATACCTCTGAACCGCGTAGATGAGCTAATACTAATGCAAGCAAAGCAGAACGCGGCAAGGTTTGTAACAGGGTTTGGAAGAAAGCTTGCCGACAAAGCAGAGGACATTATATTAGCCAATGAAAAGAAGAACTTAAACCTTATTATTCAGTCCTATTTCTCTGGAGACCTTAAGATCACAAAATACAATGAAGAAGGACTAAGCAGAGAAGAAATGAGTATCCTAGAGTCAGATAGAAGCGTCAAAGGATGGCAAGAGCTTAGTTCAGAGTTAAGGTCACGATTTAAGCAAGAAGACATAAGTAGGGATTGGGATAGAATAGCTCAAACTGAAATCAGGTATTCCACTAACTTGGGCAAACTAGCAAGCATACAACACGAAGGTGGGGGAGACGCTGACGAGATTGAAGTATATTATCACGTTCAGCCCATCGCGTGTGCATCGTGTAAGAAGCTATACCTAAATCCAGATGGAACACCAAAGATATTCAAGCTTAGTGAGATTCTTCATAATGTCGCAAGAACAGGCGGGATGAATGTAGGACTAACTGCTTCGAAGATCGGCAAAGAAGGAGGATGGTTACCAAACGCTTCCACCCACCCGCACTGTCATTGTTACCCCATACAGTATATGAGAGAATATGGAACAGTCACTTAAAAAATACGCTTCTTTTGTTATATATCTAGTATGTATGATGAAAGGAGTGTTTTTTAATGTCAGAGATTAGAGAAGGACTGTGGTCTTGGAATGCAACTGAAGACGGTGTTTGGGGTAATGGAACCTGTGAAACTAAGAAGGAAGCACTTCGGGACGCATTTGATTGTGGTGAGAGACGCGATATCTATGTTGGTCAAGTTAAATGGTTCAGGCCAACTATTGATGCTGAAACTATCCTTGAGCAGCTAAGATGTGACGCTGGAGAAGAATGCGGAGAATCTTCAGATGGGTATTTGGATAGTATCTCCCACGAAGCAGAAGCAGAGCTTACCCGTAAATTCCAAGAAGTCTTCGACGAATGGGTTAAAGCTCATGATCAGCAACCTTGTTTCTATACCTTAGAGAATGTACACGCCGTAAACCTGTCAGAAGAAAGGGTATACTAACATGAGTCTAAGAAAAGGAGTACGGGTGCTAACTGTCGTTAGAGCTTCTAAGGCTCACTTGTATGGAAACTGGTATAAAGATAAAATTGGTCAGAAGTTTAGCGCACTCAAATTCAGTATTATGGCAAATGAATATACCGTAATCCATGAGGGAAACTATCTTATCTTAAGAGCTGAGGACGTAACTGAAGAGGATATGACGGTTGCGGAGTATGAAAAACTAACTAAAAACTAAAAGGGGACTAAAACCATGCAAACTGAAGCAAAAGTTGAAGGTAAATTTGTTATCATCGTTCAACGTGGTCAAGAGTTTAAGTACATTGCAAAGAATCATCTTACCATTAAACATCATACCGACTGTACTATTAAGCTTAATAAAGCAAAAAGATTTGATAGTTGGAAACAGGCCAAAAAGTTTTGGGAAGAATTCGACGGATACGACAAAGAACTAAAGTTCATGGAGATCCGCGAAATGTCTATAAAATATGAATTAATGGAGGAAAAGTAAATGCAAGAAGAACAAAGACCAACTAGGGTACTATGCAAGGGCGAGAACCAAGAAGTAACTTGTAAGAAGTGCGGAGAAGTTTTCTCAGTAGAGAATGATAAGTATTCAGCTACTTGTCCAAAATGCGGCACACGATCTAACTGGGGTATGAACAAATGAAGCCTATCTGGTTAGCTAATATTCATGCCATTTGTGATCACTTTGAAGGAGAAACAGGTAAACCAGTTCGCGCAGCTATTCTAAAAAGAGCTGCTGGCATTACTCGTCAGGATTTAAGAAAGTTAGAGCGCGAAGGTAAATTGGACGCCGTCGAGATCACGAATTATAAAGGGGTACTTGAAAAGCATTACTTCAAACCAAAGGGACTGTCAGTAATTTGACAGTCCTCTCATTATGTAGTAATATTATAGCATTACATTAATAAGAGGGGGATAAGTTAATGAGTGAAGTCGATCAAATCCAGAGAAGTCTAGCGGATCTTAATAATGAGAACCACTGGTCAAGAGCAAAGCAAATAGTCAAAAGTGAATACGGAGATCAAGGAGAAGAAGGAGCAGCTTTTTACGGACTTGTAACTCAAGTCTTTGAAGGACTGAAAAAGAATGAGCTTGGTGATAACACTCCGACCGTTCGTTGGACCAGTGAGCAAGCCGCACAGTGGGCAGTAAGACATACGTTACAAAAGTCATTTGGAGAAAGTATGGACAAGAAGTATCCAGGCGGGCGTTGGGTAACCATGAACGGGCAGCATATCTATTTGACTAAAGATGGTCAGATAGCAAAAGAGACTCTTCCAAAGATATCAGAAATGAAGAATCAAGGCAGCGGTTCTCATCTAGGGGGAGCAGGGAAGAAGGATATCTTTACTGACGATAAAGGTCGCCAATATATATTTAAACCTGCGGAGTCAAAGGGCGGACAAAGAGAAGAATTTAGGGCGCATGTTCAGACAGCGGTTTCAAATATAGCGTCTCGAATCTTCAAATACGGTGATCATATTCCAGTTCATACTGATAGAATCAAGGGAGGCAAACTAGGATCAGTTCAACCTCTTGTGCCAGGTGTAATGGGTAATTTGAAAGAGCTTAACTGGAAGTCACTTACACCTCAACAGATTCAAGATATTCAGCGCGAACACGTACTGGATTGGACAGTTGGGAACTTCGATTCTCATGCAGGAAACTTCATATTGACTGAACAAGGAAAGGTATTAGGTGTCGATAAAGAGCAAGCTTTCAGATATTCAAAGGACAAAGGTTCTCATCATATGAGTTTGGACTATCATCCTAACGCTCAGTATGGAGAGCAAGAACCTCTTTATAATACCATGTATCGTGAGTACGCAAAGGGAAAAGTTGATCTTGACCTTACCGCGGTAGATAGTGCGCTTGATAAGCTCAAAGCTATCCCTGACCAAGAATATCGTAAAATGCTTAAGCCCTATGCAGATTCCCTAAAGTTACCTGAATCATTCTACACTCAAGCAATTGAGCGGAAAAACAATGCCGGGAATGAGTTCAAGAGCTTCTTTGCGAAGCTTACAGAGCAACGTCGAGGCACCCAAAAAGTAAAGAAGAACGCTCAGACCGACAAGGACATTAAAGTAGTGCTAAAAAAGTAAATCCGTGCTAAACTAAGGCTAGCCATTATGCGCTAGTCTTTTTTATTCGGCTAATAATTATAAGTAGGTGAAACTTTAATGGGCAATGCTAATAGGTTTGCATATAAGACCACTGCACCTAACCCAATATACATACCAACGAATAGAATTAATACTCCTTATCAGACTACTAAGAGCATCAATCGTGATAAGGTTGCTCAATATGTTCGAGACTTTAAAGAAGGTAAACCTACTCCAGCTTTAGTTGTTGGGTATGACTATGACCTTCACGATGGACACCACAAACTACTTGCAGCTATAGAATCTGGACATACGCATGTTCCATGTGTTGTCGGGGGACTGAATAGCACAAGAGTAATTGCCGCTGAGCGTAGATACAGAGCTTTATGGAAAAGAGAGAATAGTGATAAAGGTCTATACGTGAAAAAACTAATTATTGAAGCTCATAAACCAAATGATTCATATGAAAACGGTCCTGACTTTGTTGTTGGCGCCCTTCATAGTTCAGAAGTATGGGCACAAATTTGGTCTATTGGAATGGACTGGAATTGTTACTGGTATATGGTAGATAGTAAGAGCGATAAACCACGTTTAATTGCAGTTTCGGATGGCATGATAGAGGAAGGGAAATATAAGAACAATAGGATGCACGTATTCAGTGACGTTGACAAGAAGTGGGATGGTGAGCTTGCTCCGCATCGTATATGGCAAGAGACAGTGGATAAGTGGGTAGCGTATCAACTTAAGAAGAATTCAAGTACCTCAGGTCATAGAGAACTTGGAGAGCTTGATGAAAAGTATAGGGTCTTTTATAGAAGAGGGGTAGAGATTGAGTACGCTAAGCGGCTGGTCGAGACAATCCTTCTTTTTACAGGACCTAGCGTCTCTGATATTCGCGCAGCTCAGATGGGTAATTCAGAGAACTTCAATAGTAAAGAGGAAGAACGTAAGTATGCATTGATGGGTAGTGACTTGGAAAGATCTATCGAAATACTTCCTAAGTGGGGTAAGACAGGCACACTTTACAGGGGAGTATCTTTCAGTAATGCAATTCTTAAAAAATACTTAAATGGTCTATATACTGGAGAAGATTTCAGTATGTTAGGTGTTAGTAGCTGGAGCAGCGGGTTAGATGTCGCTAAGAAGTTTAGTGAAGGAAATTATGCTAATAAGGTTATATTTGTTCTTAAAAATGGTACAAGGTTAGGAGCAAGCATTAAAGACTTTAGCGCATTTGATGAACAGGAAGAGGTACTTATATCAGGTAAAGCTCGTTTCGTAGTTACCTCCTTTAAGAAGTCAGGTGAATATTCCATGATCGGATTAAGTGAATTATTAGCTAAAAGAATCTCTCTAACCAATGACCTTAAAGGAGAAGAAAAAGCTATTAAGGACTATGGTGAAAGAATCAAATAGTTTGAAGAAGCAGGGGACGAAGAATCGGCGGATAAGCTTAAAGAAATCCAAGCTGATGAGAAAGATCATAAGCGCATTCTTTTAGCTATTAGGAGGAAGTGACAGCATGCAAATAGTACTCAGTAAGGGTAGCGTAGGATCAGGGGATTTTGGACATTCAGGGAGACCTGGTCAAGTGGGTGGTAGTGAAGGAAAAGGTGGAACAAGTCGAAGAACCAGTGAGCATCATCCTTCAACATACAATGGACTATCTAAAAAAGCTGCTTATATAATGGAAGAAACTGGAGTTGATGAGCAGCATGCTAAAGCATACGCAAAGGCAATAACTGACTTTACTGGTATTGACTATACTGAAATTAGACAAGTTGGTAGTGGAACTTATAAGGGAGACAATAAAGAGGAAGAAGATCGACTTGTTAATCATGCTAAGAACTTGGAAGCACTCATTAAGAAGCTTCCAAAATGGAAGTCAGGAGCCATCTATCGAGGAATACGAATTGAACCAAGTAATCTTCAGTCGCTAAGAGACTCACATAAAAGCGGAGATTCTATCGACATGTTGGGAGTAAGTAGTTGGTCAAGCTCAGAAAAGGTTGCACTAAGTTTTGGCAGTAAAGGTCCAAAAGCATATGGTCATCATGGATCGGTCATGCTTATTTTAGAAAAGGGAAGCATGCATGGAGCAAGCATTAGGTCTATCAGTGAATTTAAAGAGGAAGAAGAAGTCTTAATGTCCGCTGGGTCAAGATTCAAAATTTCTAGGATAGACGATGTTGCAGGGACAACTTCCTCAGGAACTGCGGCAACTCATACTATGATTTATCTGAAAGAAGTTAAGTCGATAAAACCCAAATTTAGTAAATCAATATTTCTAGGACTAGGGAGAATATTAAGTAAAAGGGGTGCTGACATGTTGCTTGTATTAAGAAAGGGTGGCCCCGGTTCAGGAGACTTCAATCACGCTGGAAGACCTGGAGAGGTTGGAGGTAGTCAAGAGACACGAGGCAGAGTCGGCGTTACACATCGTTATGGAAAAGAAGGTCATAAAGGTTATGAAGTAAGTAAATCTGAAAAGATTGACTATTTTAAGGGTCTAGGTGTTTCAGATGAAGCGGCTGACCATTATGCAAGTGCTATTACTTCATTCTCAGGTTCTGGTTCTTCTGGAATAAGATCAGTTCAAACTAAGAAAATGGATCCTAATAATTACACATACCAAGAATATTATAAGAGAAGTGTTGACATTGAAAAAGCTTTAAAAGTAATGCCTAAATGGGCAGGTACTGCTCCTCTGTATAGAGGTATATCAGTAAACGACGAATTACTTGATAAGCTCATAAAGTCAACAGGATCAAATCTTATTATTGATATGCGTGGAACCAGTAGTTGGTCAAGTAGCAAGAGTACTGCAAATGGTTTTTCAGGTCACGGAAGTGGTGGAAATAGTTGTATATTTACTTTAGAAGGTGGAAGTAAATACGCAGCTAGTATTAAACATTTAAGCTCTCATTCTGGTGAGGACGAAGTTCTAATGTCAATGGAAGCACGATACACCATTGTAGGATACAAAAAGAAAGATGGTAAACATCATTTCACCGTAAAGCAGAAAACAAAGTATGCTGAAGTAAACTTGGACGAAGTGGAGAACTTACCTGAAAAGAAAGCTCCGAAACTAACTCCAGAACAAAAAGCTGACAAAGAGAAGTGGAAAGTAAAGCAAGCTGCTTACAAATCAATTATGAAGGATTACGACAATAATAAGTCCTCACATACTGATACAAAGCGTAAATTGGCAGAATTGTTATCTGGTAAGGAATATGGTAGTAAAGCTTATGATAAGTATTACAGTATGGGTATGAGCAGCATGAAAGAAGCCGCAGATAGTTTATATGCTGAATATGTGCCTAATAAGTCTAAAGGTACTAAACAACCTAAAATTACTGTCACTACGAGTCAGAAGACAAAGACAGTAGAATCGGTAATCTCCTCTCCAAAAACTACTAAAGGAAGCTCAACTATACTTGAACAGATGAAGGATGAACTTACTCAAGGTTTTATTGACAAGATAAAGAAAGATCATCCGTATAAATATGATAATCAAACTCTTGAAACTGCATCTTTATCTCAACTTGGTAAATGGGCAGGAGAGTGGTCCAATTATGCTAACACGTCTGAGGAGCATGTAGGTTTTATTTTAAAAAGCAAGCTAGCTGAAAAAGTTTTAACTCATCCTGGTAACAAAGTCAGTGCAGAGAGCCTTAATAGTAAGCCTATTATGGAAATTATAAACTATGCTAAGAAGTTAGGACCATCGTCGGTTAATAATGAAGGTTTTGATCCTCATAGCAACCTTGTTACTAAAATTTTAGCCCATCCTGATAACGAGTATTCTAAGAAGCAATTGGAAGATGCTGAAACGGACACACTGGAAACAATCCACTATAATCTAGAACATTAATAGGGAGGTCATTAAGTTGACTATATCTTCAGTATTTACCGACCTTTCAGAGTACAGCCGATATCACTCAGACTTATCGGTAATTAGATCTACTATTATAGTAACGTCCCCGGTACCGTCAGACGTTATCAGTGCCGCACTTTGCCGGTCTGACGGTGGTGGGAATATAGTCGTGAAGAATCTTACCTTGACAACTGAAACGAGGTATAACGTGGCGTTTGACTTGAATAGAGACGCAATGGACGAACTTGGAATTTATCGTGCGAAGCAGGGAGATTATACCATTGTAGTCACTGACAGTCAGAATAATGTCGTGGAGTCGAAGATGTTTGCCATTTCCATAGTTCCTGTGAAAGAGCTTAAAGAAGAATGGACAAAAGGTGTTACTTTCTACGACTATGAAATCCTAGAACCACGAATCCAGCCCCAAAAGATAACGGGAGTAATTGTTACTGAGGTCAGTGAGAATCACTATAAAGGCCCGTTTACTCTGACGTATACTGAGACTACTAAAGAGCTGTCTTGGAAAGCGGGAACTGGCGTACCTGTAGTAGGTGACGTTCCCTATTCATTGTTATTACTCGACGGTGACAATGAAGATTATATTATGGTTACTGTAAGTCCTAACCTACTTCCTTCAGTCGATAAGTCAGAAATGCTTTATATTGATAACGGCCGACTTAAAGATAGCGCATTTATAAGACAAATACGTGCAGCTACAAATTGGGTGGAGGAGCGTATAGTAACCAAACTTGAGCCAACTATCGTTGATACTGATGGTTTCAAGAATGGTCTGTTCTTCGATGAAGTAGCTATTCCTGAGACGTACTACAAACCAAGAAACTTTAACAAGTGGTTGAGCTTTAAGATTCCCTATCCTAATATTTTGGACTTAGAACTTACAGGATATTTTAATACGAGTAAATCAGTTCAAGTACCTAGAACGTGGCTAGTGTGGAATGAGCGTTCTGGAATATGCGAATTAGTTCCTACCACTTCAGCTCAAGTAATGTGGAACTTTTATGGTGGAATATTTGTAATGGCGTATCTTTACAATTATGCGTCTATTCCAAGTTTCTGGCATTATCGAGCAACCGTAGGATTGAGAGACTTGAAAGCCGATCGTTCTATTGTACGTGAAGCTATCGCAAAAAAAGCCTCGTACGAATTACTGAATAGTGCAGGTTCTGCTTATCGTGCAGGTTACGCAAGTCAATCAACCAGTCGTGATGGTGTTAGTCAGTCAGAGGGGTATACTGCAAGCGCAACGTATGGAACTTATGGTGGCCACTTCACAAGCTACAAAGAGTGGTTAGCTAAAGAAGTTCCAAAGATGAGAATTCGCTTTTGTGGTATTCAATACACGACCATATAAGGGAGTGAGAAAATATGCCTTTAAACAACTCAAAAGTAAGTGTTAATAGACAAAGTGAATTTATTAAGAGACACGGAGAGAGTGTAAAATACAGTCAAGGGATGAAATGTACTTGCACACTCTCCCAAACCGGATATGTACTCGATCCTAATAGAGCTAATCCAAATTGTAAAGCTTGTAATGGATTAGGGTGGGTATGGTTAGACAAGGGAAAGATAATTGGTATGGTAACCAACATATCTCAGCATAAAGAACTGCTTCAATCAGGAATAGCTTCTCCAGGTGATCTTGTATTCTCTCCAAATATCCCTCAGACTTTGAGTGATTATGACAGGATACAACTTACTTGGAAAGAAGGTATTCCTTATGAAGGAGAGCTTATAACACGATCTGATACTTCGGATACTGATACAGCTAACTATTCTATTCTTGACGTTTCTGAGTGTATCACCGTTGATCCTGTGACTGGTGATGTTGCTTATTATGTCAAGGATACAGATTTTACGATTGAAGGAAGAAGTATAACCTGGGATGTGGTAGGAGGTTCTGAACCCGATCCTGGTACACCATACAGTATTAAGTACTCCGCACTCGTAGATTGGATAGTATTCGCGCCTCCGCAACCTAGAAGAGAGCGCGGAACTAACTTGGGGCAAAAGGTCTTGCTAAGAAAAAAACATGTGGTTTTTAATGGGGTGTAAGTATGTACGAAATAGATGTTGATTTATCTCAGTTAGGTGATGCTCTGAATGACGTTAGAATAAATGGAGAACTACTTCAGAGAGGTTTGGAGAACGCTGCCATTTATGTTCGTGATGTGTGGCGTTCCGCAGTTCAAGGAAACGTACTTCCTGGAATGTCAAAAAGTCTTACTGATGATGAATATGCAAAAGCACTCTCGACTGGTGACTCATTGAATTTCCCTTCCCAATTTAAAGCTATTGTATCTCCAGTTGGGTATGCTAAAGAAGTACTAGAGATTGAAGGTGGAAAAGAAGCTTGGGACATGAAACCAGACTTACTTAGCGGTCCTAAAGCTAGAACAACCAAAGATGGGTCAGGGAAGTACAATACTATCCCTTTCAGACATTATACTCCAACTTCACCAAGTTCTGGGGCAAGCGCAATATCAATTAAAATGAGCATGCCTGATGAAGTATACAAACAAGCTAAGCAGCTTACTAGGAGCGTTTCACACGGAACTGGGGGTATAAAGTGGGAGGCTCCACTCACTTGGGACGCTCCTTCTGAAACTAGCTTCAAGGGATACACTCATCAATCCAGTGTCTATCACGGAATGTATAAAACAGGGAATCCAGGCCATACAAACTATGTGACCTTTAGAAGAGTTTCAACTCCTAGAGTAGTTAATGGAAAACAGGTTGGTAGTGACCCATTAAGTTGGTGGCATCCTAGTATCGAACCTAATCCTATCATTCAAGCAGTTTATTCTTTTTGTATCCCGAAGGTTACTGAGAATTTGCTTAAGTTGGTAGAACGTGCTTTATGATGAAGGGGGTGGTCTATGAGGAACAATTATTTATGAAAGACTATTAATATACCTTGTATTATCACTGGATCGGTGCTAAAATGAGCGCAGTTAATGGAGAAAGACTTAACTATTCTAAACTTGTAGTCAAATAATTTCAAAGATACTTATTAAAAAGGTCGGAGGTGTCAATGTTGGTTCAACTCACTGATAAACAGGTAAGGGCGATTAATGTAGCTATTCCGGGAGTTAAAGCTGGTGCATTACTGAAAGCACTAGCGGCTCAAAGAAGTTTAGGGACAGGTGTTTCTGGAGCAGTACCAGGTGATATTGATGGTGTATATGTTACTTATGCAACAAATGCAACGGCAAACACCGCTGATACAGTAACACACGCATTAGGCAGGGCTCCAGTAGGGTATGTACTCGTAAATAGTCAAAAGGGCGGAAGACCATTCCATGGTGGCACAGTTGCAGCAGGTTATGAAACGGGAGCTGCAAGTCCGAGTACTGATATTAGTGCAGGTTCTGCAACGACCTTCAAGATTGCCGTTGATAGCGATGTTTCAGCAACTCCCACATATCAAAGCGTAACCTTAACCCTTGCGGGATTGACCACAGGAGCAGGAATAGCTGCCGCAATGCAAACAGACATTCGCGCACTCGGCGGAATTTACGCTGCGGTGACAGTAACCTTTACGAACAACGTCTATGTTATTACTTCAGGTACCACTGGTAGTGCATCTAAAGTTAGAATAGCCGCAGGTGCTGAAAATGACGTAGCCGCGGCGCTTAATATTGGATCAGTTAATGCAGCAGTTGACACTGATGGGACAACTACTCTAATCACAAGTACCTCAACCACTCTCTCATTAAAATGTACCGTGGCATCGGATACCCTTACTCTTCTCTTATTTTAAGAAAAACACTAAAACACTAAATACAAAACTAACGCACACTAGATGCGTTATTTTTTGTGGGAGGTTACGTGAATGCCGGCAGATTTTAGCTTTTTTGTTATCTGTGAACGTGACGAAGAGCTAATAAAGGGCGAACGTAAGAGATTGCTTAGGGGTGTCGCGAGTACTGAAACTAAAGACAAACATGGCGAAGAATTAGTAGTTCCTGGAATGGAATTTAGTTCTTATTTGACAAAAGGTCATTTGAATTACGATCATCTAAAAGGACCGCAATACGTTCTGGGTAAACCATTAGAAGCTAAAATTGTCTCTGATGGAAGTACTCTCAAGAAAGGCATAAGAGGTCCTGCTTTTTATCACTTGGTTGAGCTATATGATAGTGAGCCAGGAAGAGCAGCTTGGGACCTACTGCAAGCCGAAAAAGACGACCCCGAAAGGAATCACGGGTTTTCAGTAGAGGGGGCGATACTAGAGACGGAGGCGAATCGACTCACTAAGACGAGGGTGGACGATGTAGCACTTACTCCTAAGCCCGCTAACACTGATACGTTCGCTGAGTTTTTAGCTAAGTCACTAACTACAGGTAACGGAGTTCCTCTTCTCAATCAAAACTTGGATGATGGTCATGTTACTGAAGAAGCGAGTAAAGCCCTAACTGGATTTCCAATCGAAGATGTTCTTTGGGGTAAATGTGACCACAATTGTTACGACGAAAAGGGACGATTTAGAAAAGGATCAGAGAGTGCCTACTTCCACCTTGTTAAGTGTAAGGGAGTAAAAGAAAACGAAGCTTATAGGTTGGTCAAGCGTCTGCAATTTGCGGGCTATCTTAAATAAAAGGAGCGGTAACAAATTGACTAAAGAATTTGAAGACCACATGAACGAACTTAAAAAGTCTACTTCCGGTGGCGCACATGATGCGATTACATTCAGTGGAAAAGGTCTTAACTTCCTCAGAGACTTGTTCAAAAGCGCAAAGGGCAAGGGAACTGGTGAGGAAGAAGAAGGCGAAGAAAAACCCAAAGATGAAGAAAATGAAATGGGCGGCGGAGAAGAAGAGCCAGAAGAAAAAGTTAAGAAGAATAAGGAAGGTACCGACAAGAACGGTAAAGCAAACGGCGGGCCAGTTACTGAAGAGGATGAGGATCCTGATGAGCCGCACAAAGGTTCTCAAGGTACACTTATCACCAATCATGGTAAGAAAGTAACTCCAAAGGGTGCTGTAAGTAAGAATGCACCTGTTGAGGAAGAAGAACCTCTTTTCAAGAACTTTAACGATGAGTACGAAGAAGTACTTGAAGCTTCAGAAGTACTAGGAGCCCTTGCTAAAAATGTTCAAGCAATGTCAGTTCAGACCAACGCTAATATTGCAGCTCTTCAAGGAACCGTAATGGTTCTTGCAAAGAGTTTGGAAGCAAGCTTAAAAGGTCAAGTTGCTCTTGCCGCTGATATTGAGTTAATTAAGAGTCAACCTGTTACTTCTCCCGCAACTGGATTCGTAGTAATGGAAAAGCGTGACGCAGCCGCTACTGGTGGTTCAAGAACCTTGAGCAAATCAGACATTCAAGATGTTGTAACCGATGCCTTGAATAAAGGTGAAATTGAGCCTATGGACTTAGCTCGTCTGGGAAAAGTAAGAAATCAAGCTGACTTAAAAGCTTATGTCGAATCACTTCCGGAGTCAGTACAAGCTCAACTATAATACTTAAAAGCTAACAAAATAACATTTTTAGGAGGAATTAAACACAATGGCTGAAAAGTTCTTAGTAAAATCCTTTAACCAATTAGCTAAAAACGCTCTTGGAGCCGGCTGGGTCGGGGTAGATCAGTTTGTGAATCAACTTTCCGCTCCTCTTGTCAAAGCACTTGCAACCGGTAGTATTACAGGGATGGCTGATGGTACAAACTTATTGCTCCAAAACTTGGACAGCATTATGACCTCTGTACTTTTCAGTGAAGAACAACTCGTTAAGCAACGTTTTATTGAGCGTGTGCCTAGCATCAACCCGATTTACCAATGGAATCGTCGTAATCAGTACGGTACGTCTCGCGGAGCTAATGCTTTTGCTGAGGGCGCGATCGGGCCGGTTGGACTCGGTTCTTGGAGCCGCAACACTGAGCCTGTTCGGTTCTTCGGGGTACAACGTGGTACAACTGTCATTTCTAACTTAGCTGGAGCACTCGGAGGAATGTTCACCAACCCAGTTGACGAAGAAGAATATGATGGTACCATGCAATTGCTCGGATCCGTTGAGCATGCTCTAGTTTGGGGAAATAGCACGATCAAAGACAATGGCGGATCGGATATTTTCTATGATGGCCTTTATCGTAACCTGAAAGCGAACGCTCCTTTAAACGTTATCGACATGCATGGTCAGCCAATGACATTTGATGTTATCAGTGGAATTGCTGCTAAGATGGCTAAAGCTTTCGTAACGACCACTCGGGACATTGGATCTTTCTTGTCTCCTGACACGCTTGCCACTCTTCAGCTCATGAAGACCGAGTCTGAGCGTAATATGAACTTGACAGCTCGTGACGGTGGATTTGCAGCTGGTACTCCTATCGAAGGATACAGAACTCAAATCGGATTTATGCCTTTCACTCAAGACGTTTTCTTGGATCCGTTTGATGGTGGAAGAGCGCCTTTAACTTCTGCGGATAGTGGTGCTTGTGCAGCTCCTTCTGGACCAACTGCCGCTGCTCGTTCAGTAACCGGTACTGAAGTGTCTAACTTCAAGACTGCCGATGCTGCAACGAATTACTACACCGTATCTGCTTTTAATGCTCAGGGTGAATCTCTCGGAACTACTGTATCCGCAGGAACAGTTACCGCGGCCGGTCAAGTTGTTACAGTCACTATTCCTAATGTAACGGGTGCTTGGGGTTATCGTGTGTATCGTGGTCTTATCTCAACAGGTTCTGACGCTCAATGGATCGGAGATGTTGCTCGTACTGCAACTGCAAATGCTCTGTTCGTAGATGACAATAGCATTATGCCTGGAACAGATGTTGCTTGCTTTATGAACAAGAATCCAATGAATATGGTAATGGCTCAAATGGCTCCGCTGCTAAAATTGCCTCTGGCCATCCAAAATACCACTATTCCTTTCGGTCTGTTGTATCTGCACACTCTTGCCGTAAAAGCTCCTGAGCGACAGTTTATGGTTGTAAACATCGGCAAATCTGGGTACTAAGATTTAGAGAGGAGTAGGCTCTATTGTTTATTGAATCAACTCATAAGGAACTAACCTGTTTTGTTAATGCGACACCAGTTACGGTAGCTTTCGAAGATGGACTTGCTGAGGTTGACGAAGAAGTTGGGAACTTCTTAATGGAAGTCGGAGCGGCTGAACTTTCAGCATATACTGGTGAAGATACTACTGACAAGACCGGAGAATCAAACGCCGAGAAAAAGGTAAAACTGGATTTGAAAAAGGCGGCGGTAGAAAATGATAATTCAACCAGGTAACGTAATTAGGGGAGAGAGTAATGTCCTCCCCTATCTCCCAAATGTATCATTAAGAAGCGCACAACCATTATTCTTTATGACATCATATCCCCTTCAGTTCAAATTGTTTGATGCAGTGTCGGCAGCCAAAGTTTTAGGAACAACTACTCCTGAAATTCATGTTCTAGGTAGGAATTTACACGCAATTGCGGTAACTGGTACATTCGACGCAACTGTTCTTTTGGAAGCTACGCTTGACGGAGTGAACTGGTTAACTCTAGCGTCTGTGACTACTCCCGGAATAACACAGTATGTAGGATTATATCAATCTATAAGAGCAACAATACCTACTTATGTTAGTGGAGCAGTAACCGTTACAGCTATCTCTCAGAGGTCTTAAATATGGCAGGGATGATGACCGAAACCTATATGCTAAATGCTTTAGCAAACGGTATCAAGAGCGTTCAGCAAAATCCGTCGTTGTTAGAGGATATACTGGACGCTTTAAGTGATTCTGAACTTGCCGCTGCAAAGTCATACTTTGGGAATGTTAAGACAAAAATAAACTTGGCTCCAGGATTTCCTATGGAGTCGGGTCATATGCCCTTTATTGGCGTCACAATAGCAAATGAGGGTCAAATAACTGAACAGACTCCTATTGGGTTAGTTTATGAAACAATTAATAATGGTGACGGGACATTCACAGATATTAAAGGAGCTAGGTTTAAAGGTACTTTAAAAGCCACTATCTACTCCCCAAATGCTGATGTAGTTATTTGGTTATCTGCAATATGTTCTTGGGCATTGTTGACTCATTACAGTTATTTTAACGAAGAGGGATTAGGAAACTTAACAACAGGATTAGGGGATTTTGAACCATCCCCTCAGTGGCTACCAGTATTCACATTCGCACGAGGAATAATAATGAGTGCTGAATATGATAAGACTTTCACAGCTACTCCGACCGTTGTTACGAATGCTTATTCTTCAGGAACTTTCTCAGTATTTTCGCAATTACCTTAGAAAGGAGGAACAGAACGTGGATGTCGACAAAGAAGTACTGCCACCAGAGGCTGATGTAGTTTTAGTTCCTTTAAGCTCTTTTGCTCAAGCTAATGCATTGAAGTATGGAGTCGAGCTAATGGGTGGATTCTATCATACACAGGAAAGAGAATTCCACTTTGCTGATACTGACGAGAATTGGCATAAGCTCATTGAAAAATATTCTAAACAGGAGGTGAAGTAGAGTGCCTTTTTCGTTTCAAGGATCCACAATTATACAACCCGGAGTAATTGCAACTAGGTCTTCGTCAGGGATGTCTAGCCCTTCAAGCTCTCAACGAATGGTTGTACTTCTCGGAATATCAGGTGGTGGTGGACAGCCAAAAACCCTTCAAATGCTCAACGGGCAACAAGACGCTTTTACTAAGCTGCGGAGTGGTGATCTACAAATAGCGGCTGGACGTTCGTACATTGACGCAAGTGCTCCATATCTTGCTTATATGAGAGTAAACCCTGCTCTTCAAGCAACTTATGACGTTCTTTCCAGTTCCGCTCCAGTTGTTAACTTGAAGTCTGTTGACTACGGGGTATTCACTAACTTAATTTCTACCCAAGTTGCCGCAGGTACCATTCAAGGTCTTAAAGGAACGGTTACCCAAGATGGGTTCTCATATACTAAAGATAACTTGTATCAAGCCGTGTTAAGCGTTCAGTACACCGGAGCAAGTGCTTCAGCTTTACTTAACGTAGACAATGCAGCAGGTACAATAAGTGGTTCGGCAGGTACTTTAGGGTCAGAATCAGTTGTTTGGACTGCTCCTTTCTCTACTTACCAAACGATTCAGCAAGTAGTAAACTTGATCAATTCAACGGCTGGATGGACTGCAACAGTCACAGGGTCAAATCCCTCAGCTTCGACTTTAAATTTCCTTGACTCCGTTGCAAATGCTCCTGCAAAAGCTAGTCCAGTAATCGTTACTGCAAATCTTCAAGCTTTGATAGACTGGTACAATACGACTTCAATCGTAACCGCAACTAGGCCTTCACTAATTGGAGCTTTGCCAACTGCAATGACCGCACCTGCTTACTTAGCTGGGGGATCGGATGGTATTACGACTAATACTGATTGGGCTAATGTGTTCACAGCTCTTCAGAATGTTCCCCAAGCTAGGATCATTGTGCCCGTTACCGCAGATGCTTCCGTTCATGCGATGGCTGCAACTCATAATGCTTATATGTCAGATCCAACTATCAGACATAACCGTATTAGCATCGTAGGAGGGGTTAAAGGAGAAACGGTTACTCAAGTTGGAGTTAGAAGCTCTAATCTTAACTCTCGCCGTGTGTCTATCATTTATCCAGGTATACAGGATTTAGACTATCTAACAGGACTGCTTACCGCATATGATCCCTACCTCATTACGGGTCAAATTGCAGCATTGTTATCTAGTTTAACAATAACCTCAGCTTTAACTCGTAAGCCAGTCACAGCTAAAGGACTAGAGGGAACTCTACAGAGTACCCTCCAAAAATCAGACTATGACAGTTTGAGTGACCTCGGAGTTATGGCAATTAAATTTTTCTCAAGTGAGCAAGGTAGCTATTTCGGAATAGTTCGAAGCTTGACTACTTGGCAAGTGGACAATGATCTCGACAATATTGAGTTATCAATGGTGTGTAACGAAGACTATGTAATGATGAAGGTCGGAGATGCACAAGATGAGCTTATTGGTAAAGATGGAAGTCCATCAGGTGCTGGTATGATGCAGTCCGCGGCTGATTCGACTCTTCGGTTATTGCGTGACGAAGGAGCAATTGTTGGAGACAAAGACACTCCTGCCTATAGTGATGTTGTTTCAGTACTGACAGGTAATGCAATCACTACCACGTACAAAGCGACTATACCAGCTCCAATGAACTTCGCGGGAATATCAGCAAACTTCACAGTTTACAGTAAAACAGCGTAAGGGGGCGATTGACTAATGAACGGAGTAAACAAAAAAGTTAGGTCTGCCAATCAAGTTCTAATTGTTATCAAAAATAAAGTCATTGGTATTGCTAGTTCTTTAAGAATCGCCGCCGATTTCGCTTTGCAGGATCAAGCAGGTATTGGAGATAATGTAGTAGTAGAGTATGTTCCTGGAATTGCTCGAATTACTGTAAGCTTATCAGGTATCTTACTTATTTCTACTAACCTCGCTGCACAGGGAATTCTCCCTAGCACCTCAGTTAGAGATATTTTAGAAGGTAACGTCTTTGATGTGGGAGTATATAGCTCAATTGCAGGAACTAACACGCCCGATTCCTTATTGATTAAGGCGCTATCATGTATGCCAAGCAGTATGGGTTATTCAGTGGATACTGGTCAAGCTATGAAATACGATCATAGTTTTGTAGCTTTAGATTTAGCGGGAGATTTATTAGGTTAATCAAACAACGGGCGGTTAACACCGTCCGTTTATTTTAAACGGAGAGAGGGTATATTAAGTGGATCATTTAACACAGTCCCAAGAAAAAGAGTTTGATAGTGCTTTCGGTAAAGTAACTTGCAAAATTCCGAGTCTTAAACAACGCTTAGATGTTTCAAAAAGAATGCAGCGGTACTCTGAATCGTTGAATCTCTCGATTAATGATTGGGATTTAATAGAAGTTATGGCCCTTTTAGATGTTGTAGTTAGTGCAGCTCCCAAAGAGTTTATAAAGGACAAGAGTACTAACGGATGGGATTATGACAAGTTATTTGACCTTGAAGCTCTTATTTCTCTTGGACAAGAGGTTAGAAAATGGTTAGACTCTTTTCGAAAGCCAGTACGAGGAGAACAAGATCCAGTGGGCGTATGATGACTGTCGAAGCGTTCAATATGCTTATCGACTTCAGTATAATATTCCTAGAGGGCCATTAAACGAATTTGAAAACTTAACTGAGTACGAGCTTGAATACGAGTTAATTCTCAGAAAAGAGCATGCTGAATTCTTAAATGACATGACATCTGATGATTCTATCGATCTTGATAAAGGATCATTTGAAAGGAATATGCGTACTGATCCAAAACTATACGCGGATATGAAGAAAAGAATTGAATCGGGTGAGGAAATGCACATTACTTTACCAGATGATTCAAATGCCCCAAGATACTCAATGCGGTATGCAGTTAAACAAGAACCAACTCAAGAATCAGATTTTGAAATAGTTAATCCTAAAGACGTTTTTGGTAGAATGTTTGGGGGTGGATAAACTTGCCCGATCACCGTATAGGAATTAGTTTAGACGTTAGACAGGGACAAGCAGTGGACCGCCTTCAAAGAGACTTTCAAGGCGTAGCTTCTTCAGCTCAAAGAATAACTGAAAGGTTCCGGGAACTTGACCAAGCTTCTAGGACTATGACATCTAGAGGTTGGGGAAGTGAGCAATATACTCGTCAACTTAGAGACCAGTTAGGTTTAGTAGAGCGCATGGCTAGACTTACTGAGCGTCAGGCACGACTTGCGGGAAATCCCACTGTTCAAGCTCAAATGTCTGGCGTGAGAAACGATATTCGGCAGTCGTACGGCGATGTAAGCGCGGTCCGGGGTGCAAGTTCACCGAATCGAAATGATCAGCTTAGAGAGATAGCACAGATGGCTGGAGCAAGTGCTGTCGCAGCTATTGGACTCAAGGGTATATCAGGAATGTATAATGGTTACAATGCTAACGTACAGCAACTACCTGCATTCGCTAATATGGGTAAAACAATGACTCGTGGTGGCGGAGATATGAACTGGGCACAGAGTATGCTTAGATCAGGTCAAGGATATGGATATACAAATCCTGAAATATTAAGTGGCGCTCAAACAATACAAGGAGCCGCAGGTAAGTCTAAAGATTTCTTCAATCAGATTAAAGGTGTAGCTCAGTTTGGAAGATCAAATGGATTTGATTACGGACAAGCTGCAAACTACTTTAGTGGTTCGTATAAATCAGGTGTTACAGGCGGATCAACTTCCCAAATGAATTGGCAACAATACGCGGTATTAGTTGCTAATACCGTTAATGCTGGAAATATGCAAGGTAAGAACGGTCAAGTTGTCGAAGCACTTCAGAGCTTAACTGCGATTGCTCAACAAAATATGGTTAATGCTCCAGATCAAAATATGTTAGGTGGATTATACGCCACTGCAACAAAGGGCGGTAATCAAGCTCTTATTAACCAACTACCACAAACTATGGCCCAGTTTGATCAAGGAATACAAAGTCCTGGATTCGGTGCTATGGGCCAAGCGGCAATGTTTAGATTAATTGCTCCTGGAGCTTCTTATGCTCGGGCTAAGATCATTCAGTCTCAAGGTGCTTTCGGTTTAGGTGATAATAACAAGACGAACTTCGAGAACGTCATGACCGGTGCTGAAAAGATGTTTGGGAATGATGAAGATTCTAAGAACCTGTATGAAGGACAGATGTTAGGAATTAAGCCTTTAATGATGAAAGCACTGAGAGAGCAGTACCTTAATAAAGATGGTACATTTAATTCCACGTTGTTTAGTAAGAATCAAGAAAGTCTAAAATCTCAACTTTCTCCCTTAGACAAAACTCTTCAAAACACTGTAAATCCAGCTCAAGCGCAACAGGGACTTACTTCCAATGTTGTTGATGCAGGCCAAGGATTAAATAATGCGGTCTTTGGAAACGCAGTTGGTAACATTGGAGCTGCAGGATTGGGCGTATACAGTGCAGGTAAAATCGGAAAAGCAGCTTTAGGAGTTGGTAGGGGACTATTAACACGTGGAGTAGTTACAGCAGGGGCCGGAGCAGTTGCAGCCGCAGGCGCTGGGGGACTTACATCTGGAGGAGTACTTGCAGGGGGAGCAGCACTTGCAGGAGCTGAAGCATCTACTGGTATAGGAATACCTTTAGCAATAGCTACTATAGGAGGAGCAATATTAACCGCAGGTGGTATATGGGCGTACAATAAATATAAGAAAAGTAAAACCTCTCAGTCAGCTCCTTCAAATTCCTTAACTGCTTCATACGATGAAGAATCTGATTCTGGTAGTAGTTCTGGATCATTTGATTCAGCTAAAGCTGCAACTCAGACGGCCGCTATCTTAATGTCATTACGGCCTTGGGCAAATCAGATTCAAGGTTGGTTTGGTGGTTCAGGTGCTACTCCCTCATCTACAAACTCAAATCCTGTGATTGCAGTACCCACTCAATTAGGTAATGCAGCTTCAATGTCAGGAAGTAGGGGTGTTCAATTACTTAGCTCAAAAAGTAGCGGAAGCTCAAGTGGGGGTAATCGTATAACAGGAAGAAGTGGTGGAGTAGCTCCAACTAATGTTCCTTCTAAGTTTTGGGATGCAGCAGTAGCCGCAGGTAATGCAACAGGAGTTGACCCTATATTATTAGCAGCTATCGGTCAGCATGAGACTCAGTGGGGAACTAACCCTAATAGCTATCCAGGATTCTCAATGGGATACGGTGATTATGGCCCTGGACCGAATAACAAAGAATGGAAGTATGGAGACACTCCAGGTGAGTTTACTAATCAAACATTATCAGCGGCTAAGCAAATATCTGGTTACATGAAAGGTAAACCTGTCACGAAGGATAGTTTGAACGACTTTATGAACAACAGTTGGAAGCCTGGAGATAGAAAGTGGGCAGATGGTGTCTGGAATAGCTATCAATCTTTAGGAGGAACGGGTGGAGGTGCTCAAGTATCGCTTAATGTCCCGAAATCAATTAATATTCAGTTATTAGATTCCAATGGAAATAATCGTGGAAGTGGCATGATTCCGCTAACTGTCCGAGCAACTTATAACGGTTTACAAACTCAGTAATTAAGGAGGTCCTATGACCATGTTTACTGTAAAAACGTATGCTCCTAAACTATCAGTTATAGCGTGGCATGGGGCCACTGTTTATGACTTAACTCCTTATATCCTTCAAGTTAACACTCATAAAAGTTTAGCTGAACCTATGGGTCAGTGGTCGTTACTTCTCACCATGGAGAAGTCGTGGCATAGAATTTTATCTAACATGGATTACGTTGAAATAAAGATGTCTCGTACTGGTGACCCTAAGTTCATAATGCGCGGATTCGTGACTAATAAGCGTAGGACTAAGGTCATTGACCGTTCTGGTAAAATACGAAGAACAATTACTATAAATGGAAACGACTATGGTAAATTAGTACAAAAATATGAAGTCTATTATGTTGCTAATATACCAGGACAACTTACTCCCAGTTCTGATGTTAATCCTGGTCCTCAAATTACAGGAACTGAAGCGCAGACTAACTTAGGAATACTTCCAAATATGAGTGATGCAGTAACTCCTCTGAATAAATTAATTCCTTCAATCATCGAATCGACAATTACCCCATGGATAAAAGCAATGCAAGCAGAAACTCCAAATATTCCTCTACTTAGACCTTTAGTGCAAGTTTTAGACGATTATGCATTAAGCTGGATCACTCTTCAGTCGATGTCAGGAAGTATTGCTTCAGTCATAGACCAATATGCTAACCTTCCTTGGTGTGAATGGTTTGTATTTGATGCTCAAGATGGCCCTATTATCATGCATAGAAACACTCCTTTCAAGGATAAAAACGGAAAATACATTTTTGCTGAATCAGCTCTAGGTACTGAATGGTGGCCTTCAGTTACAATTATCAACGAAGATATTATTGAAGACGATATGGGTTCGTCTGATGCAGAAACTTATGATTACTTCTTTACTTATCCCTCCCTATTTACTCAAGGTGACTTAGAGTATAAAGCAGCTATTACTTCCGGTGGTGATATGTTTGGTAATGGTACTGATGCTGAAAAGACGGCTAATGAAGGTGACGATAGTTTCCCCTCTAACCCAAAGTTTAATAAGGCTTATATCTATAGATATGGTCTGCAAATAATGTCTAAATCTTCTCCTGCAATTCCCGTACTGAATTTCGGAGTTGATTCTCTACAAGTGCAGTTATCAGTAAAAATGAACATGTGGCTGTACAAAGCATATGGGTGGGCTCCTGATATGCTAAATGGTACTTTAAGACTAAAAGGTGACCCATCTATCACAATAGGTAGATACTTGTTTAATCAAGACTCCCTCGAGGAAAGCTATATTGAGTCAGTAGACAATATTTTCAGTGTGTCTCAGCTTGATTCAAAAGGTAATGATAGTACTTTTTATTACGAAACTACAGTTGGTGTAACTAGAGGACGTTACGCAACCGATCCTTCTTCGGGATCTTTAGACCCTTCGGCTTTAAGTCGTTCTTTATCTTTACCTGTAGTAAATAATAGTTCAAACTACGGAGATTCTCACCAATCTGACTCAATAGATTATACCGATCCTAACACTGATCAATCAGATAAATTAAGCTCTCCAACTAATGATGGTTGGATTAGCCCTAGTCCTGCTAATACTTCTCCAGATGCGTCCGATGATAAATCATTTATAGACTACTTACTAGGTAAGGGGTATGTTCCTCCAGTTGTTAAAAGTCCACTTAAATAGACAGGAAGGTGTTATTATATGTTCCATAATCCTTACTCTAATCTACCACTAAATACTGTAGTACGTCAGTCTTCAGTACAAAAGACTAAGCACACTTCTACAAGGAATTCTAGTAATTTGTATAGTGGGAAAGTAATTGGAGTTAGAGACGGAACCTCAGTAGATGTTAAGTTATTTAGTGGTGACGTATTGAGAAATGTTAGAGTACTATTAAATTCTGCAAGTACAGTAGCAGGTTTTAGGTATTTAGCGTCAATAAAAAATGTAGCTCCTGTTGATACTTCAGAAGGTACTGATGATAGTGGGAGTTTGTCCCATGAATCGGACATAATAGCTATTATTGGATTTTTAGATGGTAATTGGCAAACTCCGCGAGTAATAGGATTTGACTTTCCTCTCGATTCTCAGCTACATTTAGACGAATCAGGACTTTCCGTCAATAGCCACGAATCGGGTGTATATACCGTGATAACTAAAGGTGGTCACCATGAGACTCATTATCCTGATGGTTCTTACATCATTTACGGTCCTAATGAAGCTTCCAAAGATATGACAGCTATAAAAGGTAGAGGTAAAAATTGGTCACCGGCAACGACAACTACGCATGGTATTTTAACGATTAACCTAGCTCAAGGGCTTATTATTCAAGCTAAGGAAGGTGTATTAACGCTTAACGGTAAGAGAGTAGCAGTATCTGGTGATGCTGTATCGACTCCTAGCGGACCAGGTGTTATCGTGTAAGGAGGCAGTTTTTCATGTCAGATAATGATCATGTTTCATTCAGATTGTCAGGTGGCGGAGAAGGGATTAGCTTAACAATGCCGATTAATCCTGATCAAATTCAGATAACTTCTCCAGCTCGTCAGACTACAACTCAAACAATGGGAGGAATTTACAAAGATATACTTGGTATAGGAGTAAGATCATTAACTATTCAAGGCAGTACTGGATGGAGAAAGAGCGCACTTACAGGGTTAAATGGTCAAGAAACCGCTCAGATATTGTGGAGAATCTACGAAGAATATTATAAGAGAATAGTGACCACTCCGGAAGTTGAACTTCTTTTTATTGACGATATTGATGGGTATAGTTTTAAAATAACAATGGATGATTTTCAAACGTCTCGTAACAAAGCTGAACCGTTAATTATCCGGTATTCGATTCCCATTACTTTACTTCAAGACATGAGTAATCCCAAAGCACCCTCTCCTGACATTCCAGTACAGGTAGCTTTGGGAATATCGTCAATTGTAGCAAAAAGTACTTCAACAGTTGCAGCGGTTGCAGAAACAATTAAACCAGATCCGATACCTTACACAGTGGTATCAGGAAATACTTTATGGAAAATAGCAGATATGTTTTATCATGACGGTTCTCAGTATCCCCTAATAGCTCAGTTCAACAATATTTCTTCTCCATATACTATATATCCTGGTCAGATTATATTAGTACCTTATAGATAGGAGGTAATATAATGCTTTATAACTACCCTTTCATTTATGAGTCAGTTAGATTACTTCCAAGTCTTTTGGAAAGTATTTATTTGTATGATTCAACCTCTTGCCATATTATAGTCAAGATACTATCTGCGGGTATGACTACGTGTGACTTATTGACTATTGATGCTCCTACTGTATCTGATAAACTATTATTGAACAATCTTTGGCAGGCTTTTTGGGAAGGTCATGTAGCCTTTTATAGAGTCGCAAGCACTACGAATGGAACCAAATTACTCACAATTAGTGCATCTTCAAGAGACATTCTATTAACTTTCTCTTCTTGGGATCCTATTATGCAACTAAGTCCTTTTTCTGATATCGGAGACTCATTTTTAAACTTATTACTGGGGGTGTCGGCATGAGTCAATACCTAACTTATGTCGTGGCTCAAGGAGACACGATTGAAACAATATCCCAGTCACAACTGAAGATAAATGTTTCGAGAGCTATTATATCCCTTAACACTTTGCGTTACCCGTTTATCAGTGATGATCCTATAGATCAATATTCGTCTGAAAAAGGTAAACTTCAAATTATTTCAACTATAAGTAGTTCTTCAGTCACTTTAGGGAACATTCAAAGCTTAAAAGTTATTCCTCTGGACACACTATTTTTAAGAGACTTCACAACTGGATATTATGAATCTGTCATTATTAAGAAGTCAACGATTAACTTGGATGGTACTATCACGTTAGAGCTTCAGACACCTTTACAGAAATCTTACACACGTTCCGCTATAGCTTCAGTATTTGTTAATCAGCAAACGGTTACGACTAAAGTTTTGAAGACTGGTGATACTATCTATCTTCCCGCAACCATCGGTAATATTGTAAGTGCTAATCTAGCTGTCTCTAACATTTATGGAACAGATATTTATTTGGACAAGGATGGTTTTCTTGAAAGAGTAAATGGAGACCTTAAAACGATCTCAGATATTGAGAACGTAGTCCAAGCGGTAACAATGAGGTGGAGAACTCCGATGGGTCAACTCCCTGGAGATAATACTTACGGTAATAGAGTATTTGAAGTGATCGGAGAAAGTAATCAGCCTTATTATCAGACGTTAGCCTTATCATTCGCAAGACAATCCGCTTTATCTGACCCTAGAGTAGCTGACATAATAATGCCTAATTTTATATCTAAGCTTGATGCTGTAGAGTTATCTGGGGAGTTAAAGGTGATTAACTCTAACAAAAATATGTCCATTTCTGCTAATATACCAACAGGAGGTACATCTTAATGACTTATTCTCCACCTAATGAGAACCAGACCCTTGCAAATATGATTAATACTTATACAGCTCTGACTCCGACCGCGGACGATCTTAATAGAGGTTCGGTGATAAGAGGACTATTTACAGCATTTGCCGTGGAACTTAAAAGATTTTACAGTAGCCAAGCTGAAAATGTAGTTACTTCGCAGCGTGAGGCAGGATATTCAATGTTTGATTTTCAGCTCCTACAGCCAAAGTCAGCTTATACACTCGCTCAACTTTCAGTTCCAGTTGCTCCGACTTCCAATGTTGCTATTCCTTCCGGGATTATTGTGTCAAAGAAAGGAACTACAATACAATACAAAACTACAGGAAGTTATACATGGCCTTCTGGAGCTACTTCAGCAAACTTAGGTATTGTATGCACTCAACCAGGTAAAATTGGAAATACTCAACTTGGTACAATAACCCAACTCAACTCTAGTATAAGTGGACTGACTAATGTTTTAGTCACAAATACAAAAGCTGTGATTAGTGGAGCAGACTTAGAAACTGAAAGTGAGAGAGCTGAGAGGTTTACTGACTTTCTAGCATCGGTCCATAGAGGTGATATAAATTCCTTGCAATACGGAGCAAAACAAGCTAAACTACTCGATGAATACGGGTACGTTATAGAGCGTGTTATGAAAGCTCTCGTAATTGAAGGTAGTGGATTTAATACTATCTATGTGGATAATGGAACCTACGATACCTCATCCAATTTGTTAACGCAATGTCAGAAGTTAATAAATGGTTATGTAGATACAGATGGGTCTTTTGTAATTGGATACAAAGCCGCAGGAATACCTTCAACTGCTTATATAGCCACAAACCAAACACAAGTAGTAGCGTTATCAGTGACTCCCTCTCCTGGATATACTTTAGAAATGTTGAGTACTGCAATTAGTACTGCAATAGCAAACTTGATTCAATCTTTAAACATAGGTGATACTCTACTGGTGAAATCAATTGGTCTGGTAGTAGGAAGTATTACAGGAGTTCTAAATTACGTTATAACTACGCCTGCTTCTGATGTTATTCCAGGTACAGGCATACTGCTTAAATTATCAGGGAGTCCCCTAATAACCCTTTTGTGATAGGAGGACAGATATGATTGAACGTTATCTTAAAAATCTACCTCCCGCAATTAATCAAGATCCTCAGGTAGAGAACAGTCTTTATATTACGTGTACTGAGGAGTCCACAATCGTCATAAAACGCGGCATGATGATCGTATCCGGCATAGGAGTATATGACTTAGCAAGTAACACTTTAGACAGCTTAGCCGCGATTCTGAACGCTCTCACGACATTTAATTGTACAGTCACTCAGTATCCTACGATGTCTGCATTATCTCTGATGGAAGGGACATATCATACACCAGTTTTACTTCAGTCTTTTACCTCAGTTTTATGGCAAATATCAATGACCGTTTCACAACAGTTAAACGACATAGACAAAAATACAGCTCAGTCACAATTTCAAATAACTCCTTCAACTGCAACTGATCAGTGGCTTGAGAATATCGGAGTATTTTATGGAGTAACAAGTCAACAGAATGAACCAGATGAATTATACTCCACTAGGATAATCGACTTCTCTTTATTTCCTAGATTAAATAATATTGCAATTCAAAAGGTTCTTTATGATTTGGGTTATTCGAGTGACGTACTTGACACTGACCCAGGAGCATTTAAAGTAATTATTACATTACCTACTTCAGCTCCGCAAGGTTATATTTATACACTTGATACACTGAGATCAATGATTCAAAATTTAAAAGCTTCTGGAGTAGGAGTTACAATTACCCTGCAAGGAATTATGTCTGATACTGTTCATGTTACTGAGTCTTTAGACGTTACATTAAAATCAAAGTATTGGACTTGGGGAGATTTTATTTGGGGTGAATTTAATTGGTAGGAGGTGTATAAATGAAAGTAAGGTCTGGTACTAAAATAACGGATAATGTTATTGTGACACTTACTGATTCCATTACAGGTAAAGAGCGTGCATTCTCTTCTCATAATTTAGCACTTAATTATGCAAATTCAGCTTTTGCTCAATGGATAGGCGGGAAGAATAATTTAGGTTATCAACCTGTTTCTCCCCCAACTCAGATACAATTAGGATCAGGGTCAGGAACTCCTAGTGTAACTGACCCTGGTTTATTTACTCCAATAGCAGGTACATTGTTCCCATTCAGTTACAATCAACAAAATTCGCCTGTTTCTGGAACTACTACTTTTATATTCCAAATTCCCTCAGGTATCGTATCAACTCTAGTGACTGAGGTACTGTTTAGAGATACTTCAGCAAATCCGTGGTTTCATACGATGCTACCCGTTCCGTTTACTCCACTTATTACAGAAAATATCACAATTCAATGGAGCATTACTTTTAGTGCGTAAGGAGGTGCAAAGATGGGTCTTTATACAGTATCAGGTGGAACAACAGGACGTCCGTCAGACTTAGACCAAATCATAGATGCGTTAACCGGTAAAAATGACGTTGGTCAGATAGTGTTCTTTCAAGCTCTAACTGTACCAACTGCTCCTTCGGTTGCGGTTAATGCAATTACGGGAGTTTTGAATGGAAACTATCAATATGCAGTATCGTTTATTACCGGTTACGCTAATTCATCTGGCGGAGTTACTGATCAAGGAAACACAAGCGGCGGGACGGCGAGTGCGACTGTATCTCCAGCAACTCAACAGGTTAATCTGACTAACATTCCTGTCGGACCTCAAGGAGTTACAGCTAGAAATCTTTATCGAACTAAAGCTGGAGGAACTACTTTTTATTTCCTTCAACAAATAGCTGACAATGTAACGACTTCATGGACTGACAATGTAGCTGACGCGAGTATTACAGTTGTTATGCCTTCGACGAATACAACAGGAACTAAATTAGTAGGTGATGGCTCCTTACTCACCAATCTGCCAGTAACACCTTTATCAAGTACAACACCAACCTCTGAAACAGAAGGAACGACTGGAGCAGTAGGTACGGGTACAAATGCCGCAAGAGAAGATCACAGACACGCAATGCCAGCAACGTATACTCCTTCGGCGCACAAATCTTCTCATGCCACAGGAGGGGCTGATACTTTAAGTCCGTCAGATATTGGGGCAGATGTGGCAGGCGCATCGGTGGCAGCAATAGTTATTGCTGAAACATATGCTGATACTAAAGATGCTGATCATGTAGCAGCAGCAGATCCACACTCCCAGTATGCCTTCGATACTGACTTAAGTAACCTAGCTGGAGTAGGGCGAACGACGGAAACGGTGAAGGGGAATGCCGATGCCCTTACTGAACATCAGGCGGATTATGTTCATCAAGCAAGTAAAATATATGCCTATAAAAACTTTGGAGGTGCTTTATAATGCCAGCAAATACAACGCCAATTTTCCCATTAACGCCCAAAGTCAGTTGGGGAACCGTGACAACCGCAAATACAGCCAAAGATGGTACAGGAACGGTAGTAACTATCTTTACGTCAGGGGCAAACGGTGCAAGGATAGATCAAATCAAAGTAAGAGCATTAGGAACTAATGTGGCAACCGTGTTGAGATTCTTTATTAACAATGGTTCTGATAATGCTGTAGCAGCTAATAATTCGCTTATCCACGAGCAAACTATCGCAGCCACAACATTGTCCGAAACAGCTATGCTCTTGGATAATAATATTAATATTACGGTAAATACAACAGAAACGGTAGTGCCGATTCCCTACTTGCCAGCAGGGTACAAAATCAATATTGCAATAGGAACTACGGTTGCAGCGGGATTACAAGTAACGGCACATGGTGGTGATTATTAATGTTTGAGGGTTTTGTAAAACCTAAAAAGGATGCTGGTGGCACTAACACAGGTGATGCGACAGCTACAGCGGCAGATATTCAGAGTGGAGTAACTGCTTATGTAAAGGGGGTAAAGGTAACAGGGACAAGCACGAAGAAAAAATGGGCTACTGGTATAACATCATCTATTGCTGGTAATACTGCGGTAACCATTAACAACCTGGACTTTACACCGAGTAAGGTTACTATGCTTGGATGGAGTAGTAATATAGGAAATGGGGCTACCGCATCTGAATTTATAACTATGACTAGCGGAAGTGCAATAAAAAACCCTGCGTATGCCACAAAGGGTGCGGTATCTGCATCTATATCCTCTGATGGTAGCTATACGAGTTCAGACGGTTTTGTCGGATTCTATGATACAAACGATACTTCAATTAGTATCATTCCTAATGGATTTAGGTTTAATGCCCCAATACTCGCTAATTATAGTTACACAGTATCTTTTACATGGTACGCAGATGAATAGGAGGGCTAAGAATGGCACAAGTAGGAAGTTTAATAATCTATGATGATAACGGTAAAATATGGGCAGTTTTCCCCGATGCCGAAGGTAATGTTTTGCCGCATGAAAAACCCATTGGTTTACCCTATATTGAAACTGCATTTGGAGAACTAAACGGGAAAAGAGCGTTGAGCGTAGATGTTGCAAACGGAACGCTTGTTACCGAGGATATTATTATTCCGTTAACACCTGATCAGCAAAAGATCGTCGATTTAGAAAACATATTATTAGAAAGTGAGGGATTGATTTAATGCTTATTAAACAATATTTGGTGGATATTCTGGTAAAGAAAATTAGAACTCGGGAGATTAATCCTAAAACTGGCGAAACATTCAAGACAGAGGACATCCTTATTTCTGAGTATAAAACCGCAGTAGAAAATGCTTTGTTGGCGTTAGAGGGAGTTATCTAGTTAGTAGACATTTGACGAATTATGTACATTAACACGCAGTTATGCGCATAAATATTTGTAAGCAACCCAAGCCCCATATCTTGGTATATAATTACCTCATTGGGGGTGGTTATAGTTGGTGAGGCAAGCGGTCAACATAACCTTAGATCCGGAGGTATACGCCGAGTTTTGCAAGTACGCCGGCAAGAAGGGAATCAGAGTGTCGCCCTGGATTAATGCAAAGATGGAGGAGTTTATCGAAGAGGAACGAGCAGCCGAAGCCGAGAAAGAGGCAAACAAAAAGAGAAGGTAAGGGCACCCTACGGGGTGTCTTTGCTTATGGAACAAAAGGGAGGGGATTACCGCGAGAAGTTATTTGGATATAATTATTGATTTAAAAGATGGATTAAAACCAGATTACGAGGAAGTAAGGCTCGCTTGTTTGATGGCAAATGATTTACTTTTCTTTGCGGATCAAGACATAAAGAGACTCACAGGATACGGTACAGATAAGGAAAAGGATGATGTAGTATCGAGGCTCACAAAGTCTTCCTATGAAGGTCGATTCTATGCCAAAAAGAAGTCCCCAGAAGAATATTTAGGTAATCACCATCCTGATCATCCTGATCAGGAATCATTTCTCAGTACGACATAAAACCAGCTCTAATCCCAGAAGGACATCCTGATCTACAACAAAAGATTAAGTTATTTTTAACAGGTAAAAAATTAGAGGGACTAAGTAAGTTAACCCTTGATAGTTACAAACTAGAATTAAGGATCTTTTCAGAACATATTCAAAAAGCTGCGGACGATATCACAACTTCAGACATTCGTACCTTTTTAGGAGAATTTGATCATTTAAAACCCTCGTCCGTGTCGAAAAAGTTATCAGTACTTAAAAGTATGTTTAGTTGGTTATCAGGAGAGAAAATAATTGCTTGTGACGTTACCAACCGCATCAAACAACCAAAACAAGAACAGAGGGTTCGAAAGGCTTTGACAATCGAAGAACTGGAAATGATTAGGGAAGCATGTAGGACACCTAGAGAACGTGCCTTAGTGGAGATGCTTTATGCAACAGGTGGCAGGCTTTCTGAGATTCAACGAATGAACAGACAAGACATTGATTATCAAGCTATGTCAGTCCTAGTAATTGGTAAGGGAGATAAAGAAAGACCTGTTTACTTTTCATTTAAGGCAATGTATCATCTTAAGAAATATCTTATGCGCCGCTCCGATAACGAACAAGCTCTATTTATAACTGAACGAAGGCCATATAGGAGATTATCAGATAAGGGCATACAAAGAGAGGTTAAGATAGTAGCTGCTCGTTCAGAGGTAACTAAAAACGTACATCCTCATATCTTTCGACACACTTTTGCAACCTTATTGCTAAATAATGGTGCTGACTTAGTTGCAGTACAGAAGTTATTAGGGCATACTGATCCTTCGACAACTCAGATATATGCTTCTATGACTGATGAAAGATGCAAACAGTCCTATAAGCAACACTTAGTTCAATAATTAACGGGTTTCAAACGAAAGGGGCGAGTAGCCAGAAAGCAGGGAGACATATGTCAGGAAATAACGGTCAATGTGTGGTAGGAATTCCTTGTGCAGTTGTTCAAGTTCTTGAGGAAAAAATTGATACTCAGGAGGGAAGGATAGCTAAGATGGAAGATGCAATTGAAGCACTCAGAAATAGACTTCCATTATGGGCAACTATGGCATTTACAGCTTGTGGAGCTATTATTGGTTTCCTTGCTAATAGATTAGTTTAAGGAGGTATAGTTATGCCAATTAGCGTATTGAATGCGGGACATGGAGATATTGATACTGGAGCAGTAGCCAATGGTTTGATCGAACGTGACATAAATATGAGCGTGGCTGTTATTGCTAAGAGGTTAATGGAGTATAATGGAATTATTGTTCCTCCTATTATTAGCGGGTCTAATCTTAATGAAGTAATTCGCAAAGTCAATGAAATCCACAAACAAACTCCGGTAGATATCGCTCATTCCATTCATCATAACGCTGGCGGCGGGGACGGCTCAGAAACCATTCACTCGGTTTTCTACGGAAAGGCTACAGAGTTCGCAAAAATACTTGAGGAAGAGTTTGATAAGTTAGGACAGAATCGACACGGGAACGGCTTTGTTACCAAGCGTAGTAGTGACGGAATCCATGATTATCATGGATTTATTCGCAGCACAGACCCCTCGGCCATTATTTCGGAATTCGCCTTCATTGATTCTTCTGACTATACGGCAATAGATGAGTATTCAGAACAGTACGCCGAAGGAGAGGCTATAGCTAAAGCTCATTGTAGGTTTTATGGAATAACATACAAAGGGTTGAAATCAGAAAAGGAGAATAAAGCAGTGAATATTGTAGTTGTTATTTTTAGTTCTGATGATTACTCGGTTGGGAAAATTGCTGCCGATCAAAATGGCGGATGTGCTATATTTAATCGTAATAGAAGTGCAGCAGTTCATCCAGATGCAATGGCGGCAAAGAAACCTATTGTTATTGGCGGGCCTAAAACTGGTCATCCTAATGAAGTTTATTGGTCAGGAGACCATGCTGAGGATACTGCTCAAGCGGTACTAACTGGATTGAAAGGAGTGTATTAAAGTGAAAGAGAAAATGAAAAAACCTTTATTTTGGGCTTCTATTCTTGGAGCTGCAAAGCTCTTTAGTGATTCTTTAGGTTACACTTTTATTACGAATGAACAAGTCAATATCATTGCGGATGGTATAGCTGCATTGATTACTGTAGCAGGCGTTGCAGTATCTCATGATACTATTAAATAGTTTTTTTAAAGTGCAAGGCTCTTAGCTTTTTATAGCTAGGAGCCTTAATTACGTCAATGGAGGATATTCTTTTTTGTCGATATATGAATGTAAAAATTTGTATACTAACTAAAGTTACTATGTTATAATATTAACGAGTAATAAAAAAACTATTTGAAAACTAAAAACAAACTAGGAGGATGGTAAAATGAGTCACGTACTAGCAATAGCTCAGCAAAAGGGCGGAGTTGGAAAGACTACCACCGCTTGTAACATTGCGACAGTATTAGCCAGACTATCTAAAAGTGTTGTCCTTGTTGACTTTGATCCACAAGGTAACGTAGCTTTAAGCTTTAACATTGACAAACGTAGTTTAGGTAGTAAGACTATTTTTGGACTAATCGTTGGAGAGACTAACTATTCAGACACTATTATTAAGACTAAATATGGAGTGGACATTATTCCTTCCAACATTGAACTTGCTGATCTCGACGCTACGCTTGAGGACTTTAAACACATATTTCCTCAGCGTGAAGAGGTTCTAAAAGATATTTTGGAGCCTTTACAATGCGTTTATGATTATATACTTATAGACCTTCCTCCTTCATTAAACAATCATACATGGAATGGACTAACTGCCGCGGACGAGGTTCTTATCCCTGTACAATGTGAATATTTCGCCACTGACGCTATGATAGAGCTTATGTCCACAATATCAAAGGTTAGAGAAAAGTATAACCCTTATTTAGATATTCTTGGTGTTATCGGAACTATGTCAAACTGTAGAACAAACGATGGTTCGATTGCTCTTCATGAAATGCGGAAGTATTGTGCCGATCGCCAAATAAAGATGTTTGATACCGTCATTAATCGTTCAGTAAGGTTTAGTGCGTCTCAGAGAGCTGGAATACCCACCGTGGCTTATGCTCCGAATAACTTGATAGTTCAAGATTATGAGAGATTAGTACAAGAAGTCTTCTTTTGTTCGGAGGAAGTCAATACTGCACACGCTGAACCTGCCGAACGTTCAGAGAAAAAATCTTTGTTTAAGACGATCAAAAATCGTCTGTATACGAATACTCACAAATGACATTCAAACTCCGCACAACCGTCATTCTGCTTGTCTCTTAAGACATTTTGAGAGCATCATGAAATAGACATTGTTAGTTAGACGATAACTTATTCCAATCTTCTCCTTTTTATGTTGACTTATAACATATTACGTGTTAATATGTATATGTGATCAATTAATAAAAAGGAGGCAACACAAATGCTGAACATTGCATTAAGTAAACCACAAAAGCTGACAAACTGCACAGAGTCCCTGTTCGTTAGCTTTCAATATGACTATGCTAAAGTTGCTAAAATAAAGAGTCTTCCAATCAGACACTATCAACCTGACAACAAGAGTTGGGAAGTACCTGTAGTAGACTTGGACAAAGTGTTAGCATTATTCAGTGATGAAGAAATAACCCTGACAGGCAAAATGAGCCAAAATGTCTCAGCTCTGAAGAAGCTAGTTATCTCTTTAGAAGTGAATAATTTCAACTTTAAGACGAAACCGTTTGATCATCAAATCGAAGGTCTGTCTTATGCGGTAGATCACCAGAGCTTTCTACTAGGTGACGAGCAAGGGCTAGGTAAGACAAAACAAGCTATCGACATTGCAATTGCTCGTAAAAATCAAAACCATTTCAAACATTGCCTCATCGTATGCGGAGTAAACAGTTTGAAGCATAACTGGATGGGAGAAGTTAATACCCACAGCAACGAAAAAGCACGAATAGTCGGGTCAAAGCGTAATTCAAAAGGTCATATCGTAGAAGGGTCAATGAAAGAACGTCTCGAAGACCTCCAAAGATTGAACATTAGCGAATTCTTCCTAATCTTAAATATTGAATCCCTTAGAGAGCCTAAGAGAGCCAAAGGAGACAAAAAACCTTACTCAAAGCAAGAACAACTCCAGTTAGACATCCTAGAAGAATTAGAGATCATGTGCAAAGACGGCACAATTGGAATGGTGATCATTGACGAATTCCACAAATGTAAAAACTCTGAGAGTCAGCAAGGTAAAGCTATTCACTATCTAGATTCAAAATTTAAACTTCCAATGACTGGTACACCACTTATGAATAGCCCTCTTGACTTACACAATGTTCTAAAATGGATCGGAGTAGAAAAACACTCCTTCTATCAATTTAAAAAACATTTCTGCATTATGGGTGGATTCCAAAATTACGAAATCGTAGGATACAAGAATTTAGACCAGCTTCGTAATGTAGTGGATGCGAATATGCTCCGCAGAAAGAAGTCAGAAGTCCTTAACTTACCTCCTAAGATTCGTTCAATAGAATATGTAGAAATGACCGCCAAGCAAGCTCAGCTCTACGGAGAAATTAAAAACGCCATACAAGCTAATCTCAATGATATAGTGCTATCTGATAACCCGCTTGCAGAACTTATCAGACTAAGACAAGTTACGGGACATACTTCCATTCTTAGTCAAAAAATCCAAGAGTCAGCAAAGGTTGATCGACTAAAAGAGATCATTGAAGAACTTGCAGAAAACGGGCAGAAAGCCATCATCTTCAGTAACTGGACTTCCATGACTGATATCTTAGTTAAAGAGCTTAAGCAGTATAATCCAGCTGTCGTAACTGGTGAAACTAAGGATAGTCAAGCTGAAGTCGTTAAATTCCAGAATGATCCTAAGTGTAAATTGATCATTGGTACGATAAGTAAGTTAGGAACTGGATTTACATTGACTGCCGCTTCAACCGTTATTTTTCTCGATAAGCCTTGGAATCTTGCAAACACTGAGCAAGCAGAAGACCGCGCACATAGAATTGGTACAGTTGGTACAGTCAATGTTGTAACCTTAGTTTGCCGAGACACTATCGACGAACGTATTGAAGAAATCATAACCGAGAAAGGTGACCTAGCTGAAGCTCTCGTGGACGGTAACTTCAAGAAGCTCAATAAACGTGACCTGGTAGAAAGACTTTTAAGATAAGTCTTTCTACTTGGTTCGTTAAAACTAGACAACTTATGCATATTAGCGTATAATATTGACTACTATAAATTTTAGGGAGGAAGATCAAAATGAGATTAGAAAATGGTGTTAACTATTTAACTATAGGTGAAGTTTCTGAGATAATTAGGAGGTCTCCAAGTACAATTAAGAACTGGTATGAATGGTATGAATTGCAAGACAGCGCGGAGAGAGCTAAAGCCCCGCTTCCAGAAATGCACAATGACCTTGATGCAAAAGGTACCAGATATTTCAGAGAAGATCAAGTAAAGTTATTCGAAGTATTTAAAGAGGGGAGAAAGTACGGTAAGATGGCAACTGTGAGCAGAACTAAGTGGGGACAGAGAGGATGATGTAACTATGGCAAGGTGTGAAGATTGTAATAAATTCGTATCCTTTGACGAACCTCAGGCGGAGGTAGAATCTGACGATATTATCAGTGGTGAAGTATGCATAGATGTAAGAGTTGTATTACCATGTGCTGAATGCAGCACAGAGATTAAAGAAACTACCTTAGTATACGAGGAGACTGTTGAATGTCCAACTTGCGGTCAAGATCATTTGGATGAGTTATCTATTGAAGACGCTAATGCAACAGGTCAAGAGATTTATGAAGATGCTTTCAGTCCTAAGACAGGTAAGAAGCTGAAGCATCAAACGAAGTATTATGGTGCTGAGGTTACTTTTATGCTCTGTTGTGAGAGGTGCGGAGAGAGCGAAGAACACACTGGATATGTAAAAGAACTTCCTAGTAGTTTTGACGATTGCTAAAATAAATATTGAATGGAACTAGAGTACGCTTAAAAAGCGTACTCTTTTTATTATATATCTAGTATTACGAATTAAAATACTAGGAGGTAACTAAGTGAATTTAATCAAAGACATCCAAGAATTCTATGCCCTTAACACTGAAAGCAACCGTCTGAAGAAACTGAAAGATCCTATCAACGACAGCATTAAAACTCAAATCAAAGAAGTGTATGCGGTGGCTGACGGGGATAGTATTACCGTCAATGCGGGAGACGTTCAAGCCATTTATCAGAGCATCGAAGGGGTATCTATTAACCAGACGATGTTAATGGAAATCCTCAAGAAAAACAACCTGTCTCAAGCTATCAAGACTATTGAGGTCGTTGACTCAGATGTTGTTGAGCAGCTTATCTATGATGGAGTGTTAAACCCCTTTGATATTGAGCCTTGTAACGAAAAGAAATATACTATCAAATTGACAGTTAAAGCAGTTAAGAAACCAAAGGGGGATAAAAGTAATGAGGATAAAGGAGTTCTCACGGAGTTACGGAGTGAGCTTCGAGGACCGAAAGAAAGTTTGGCACAGGACAGATTTTAGAGTTGTTGTCGAACTTGATCCTACCGACGATTTTAAGAAGGCAAACATAACTGCCAAAAACACCTGCATTCTTGAAGTGGAAAACATGATTGACGAAATTACACGAGACGTAAATTAGGGAGCAACATGCTCCCTTTTCTAAGCCTAATTTTTAAGGAGTGGTATAGTGGAAGAGGTCGTAATACCATACAAACCAATGACTGATGAGGAAGATAAAAAAGAATTATACTTTTCTTTTCCACAAGTGTTGATCATGAATCCTAAGTACAAAATATCCCACTCAGCTATTGTACTTTACGCTATTCTTAGAAATAAACGAAACTTATCTAAGAATAACAAATACAGGTACAGGGATAGTGATGGCATATTTGTTATCTTTACGAGAGACCAATTATCCAAACTGATGAATGTTAATGTATCTTCAGTCGTTAAATATTTCAAAGAATTGACCCAATACGGACTTGTAAATGAAGTTAGACGAGGTTTAGGTAAAGCAAATAAGATTTATTTTGGGAGTGTCGATGCGTCTAACTGGTCCGATGAACTAGATAATTTCAATCATGAGACTGTAGAAACTGAGGATTTAGACGGAGGGGGAAAAAAGTCGTGAAAGCAGACATTGGAAATTCCGCATTCAGTCAATGCAATTGTCACGATCAGAGCAATTCCGGCAAAAATAGCACTGAAAATTCGTGCTCTGATCGTGAAAATGTCACGGACAGACATTGCAATTTGCAAACTCAAGACTTCGGAAATTGCCAACCAAGTAATACTAACACTAATAAACAAAAAGAAAACGAGAACTTTACTAACGTAAAGTTAGACTCTGACGAGTCAACGCTCCTTAAAAGTACAACTAAAAAATCTCAGTCTACTCTTTTTAAGTTGCCCGCTCCTTCAGTTGCTAAAGCTAAACCAAATACGATTAAGAGAGCCTTGCAAGATATTTCAGATGCTAAGGATGGAAAGTTAAGTTGGGATAGTATAAAGCCGCGCGACTTCACCTATTACTATATTACCAAACATAATGAGTTAATGCCTGAAAAGATAGTTGTTGAGTTAAAGTCTTCTCAGGTTCCAAACATGAAAGCGTTTATTGAAAATTACCAAATACCTCCTGAAATGATATGTAGTTATATAGACGAGCTACTTTCTCGCTATTCAGACTACCCTAACCGGAAGAAAGAAAGTTTGACCTTTCCAATGCTTGGCCAAAATTATAAAGTAGTTCAAGAGATCATGAAGAACATAGAGCTTAAGTTTTCTTATGCGGCAGATAAAAAGGTTTTAACCGATGCTGAAATAGCTGAGCAAACTAGACTCAACGAACTTTACAAGGATGAGAAATTTTAAAGGGAGGAATTGTTAATGGTAATAAGAGATTGCCTTAACCGAGATCAATGCTCATATGGTAAGACTCTTCCTCGTGATGTGATATGTAAATATTTCTGGTTATCAGGTGTACCTATACGTGATTCTGACAGAGCAAAAGCACTTGAAGCTAGTATAGTTCATTATCACTCTGTCACTAACTTAAAAAATCAAGTGTAAGACATGCACTCTTATGTCTAGCAGCTTTAAACTTAAAGTGCGTACAAATACGTTACAACAGTTTAAAGAGCTTGTATCACTTAATTATAGGAGGTCTACATAATGGAAGCAGATATCATATTAGCGTGTGATGGCGGATGCCCTCGTAATGGAAAAACTGATAGTATTGGTGGTTGGGGAGTACTTATACAATATAAAGGAGCATCAGTAGAGCTACGAGGTTCTGAACATGGGGTCACTAGTCAACAAATGGAGATGAAAGCTCTCTTAAACGGGCTAAGAGCTATTGAAAGCAAACACCTTTCAGTGGAAGTAATATCGGACTCCGCTTACGTGATAAACTGTTTTAATAAGCGGTGGTATGAAAATTGGGAACGTAACGGGTGGAGAGCTTATTCTGGCGATCCTGTTAAAAATATCCCAATTTGGAAAGAGCTGCTTATTGAGGTTCGTATGTTTAATCACATAAAGTTTACTCATGTTAGAGGTCACAGAGGTCATCCTCTGAATGAGCGAGTCGATGAATTGGCAACTCAAGCCATTTACGAAGCTATCCTTCAGTTATGATTTTAGGAGGTAAAACATTGCATATTACCAGATAATATGTTATTATTATCTTGTGAGCAAGAGTCTCACAAACTAGAGAAAACTAAAGGAGACAGAGCTATGAGTGATCAACGTAATACGCAAGTGGCAGAAACTATTCTTCAACAACTTGGTGGTATGGGTAAGCTTCACGCTATGATTGGAGCAAAAAACTTTTCCGCGACCGAGACAAGTATTACTTTCAGATTTATGATGAACCCAAAAATTAACTGCATAAAAATAGAGCTTAACTGGAAAGACACTTACGATATTACCTATTACAAACTGGGGCGAGTGAATTTCAAAGAGGTCAAAAAAGAAGAGGACGTTTATGCGACTGATCTAAAAAGAACTATCAAAGAAACTAGTGGTCTTGATCTAAGCCTGTAAAACTCTTAAACTGAAAGGATTGATTTTAATGACTCAAAATGAAAAGGTACTGGATAAGGTAAAGAAATTACTCACGAAAGCCGATAGCTCCTACAACTCTAATGAGAATGAGTGCGAAGCTGCAATGCTGAAAGCTCAAAGTCTGCTTGCCGAAGCCGGTTTATCAATGGAAGACTTATCTGACGATGTAGCACTTAAAGAGATCATAGAGACTCTAGTAATGGGATACGGTTCAACTATTTGGTGGAAGAAAGCGTTGGCTCGAATAATATGTGCCAACTTTAGATGCATAAGTTTCATTCGTAAGATTAAAGGGAAAACAAGCATTGGATTCATAGGACTTAAAGAGGACGCCGAAATTGCGAAGTCAGTTTATCAGTTCGCCAGTAAATATTTAGATCATTCGGCTGGTATGTTTATGCTAAAAAATCCGGCAAAAGATGGAAGAGCTGGGATTAAGAATAACTTTTTTAAAGGATTTCTAAAAGGTTTAGAAGATAAGTACGCTGAGCAAGTAAAAAATAATAACTGGGGACTAGTAATTGTTAAGGACAAAGTAGTTGACGAGTACGTAGAAAATATGAAACTGAAGAAAAGTAAAACCACTACTTATATTGCAGGATCCAATGATCAGGCAGCTAAGTTAGAAGGATATAAAGCAGGAAAGAGCTTCAATGTTCCAGTTGCTGAAATAAAATAGTAAACGGGTCGGGGGTATAATCTTCCGACCTTTTTCTTTGGCTAATTTTATATATTAAACATCGAAGCGCACTTAAAAAAAGTGCGCTTTTTATTATATATCCGTTTATGAGGAGTGAGAAGATTGAAAAAATGTTATGCCGCGCACTACTGCAAGCAAGCAAACACAGACAGATGCCACGATTTCTGCGTTGGCTATGTTCAGTTGGAAAATATTTATGAGCTGTCCAATTTACCAAAGAAGTACCGGTATGACATAACTCTAACTAATCCTGGTGATGATCGGGCAGCTTATATAACATTACGAGATTTCATGGAAGATGTTGTTAATCATGTTGAGAGTGGCGATGGGTTATTTATACATAGCGAATACAAAGGAAATGGCAAGACGAGTTGGGCATGCAAAATTATGAACGCTTACTTAAGAGCTGTAGCACTGACAAATAATATGAGGTGTAGAGGTTTATTTGTAAATGTTCCCAAGTTCCTTCAGGATATACGCGACAACTTTTCCAATCCCTCTGAGGTAACTCAGAGAATGATTAAGAACATATTAAGAGCTGACTTAGTTATATGGGATGATATAGGAGCAGAGAATCCTTCGGACTGGGTTAGGGAGTCATTATATTCGTTTATCAGTACGCGAGAAGCTGAGGAACTAAGTCAGATATATACGAGCAATATACCTTTAGAAAAGCTGAGAAAAGACGAATATTTAGGAGATCGAATTGTCAGTAGGATACAAGGGCAATGTAGTATAGTTAAATTTTCTGGTGCTGACAGAAGAAATAACTAGTAGGGGAGTTGTTTTACCATTATTGAATTGCAATGCATAAATCACATCTTAAAGGAACGCTCATTATCTTTACTCAGGCAAAACAATGTAACCTCTGATTATTTTATTACATATAAAAAGGAATTCGAGTTTATCATGGAACACTATACGAACTATGGTTCCTTGCCTGATAAAGAAACATTCTTAAATGAATTTCCAGACTTTGATCTGATTGACGTACACGAGCCAGATAAGTACTTAATTGAAACTCTACAGGAACAGTATGTATATTCTCAGATGGTTCCTTTTGTTCGTAAGGTAGCTGATATGGTTGTTGAGAACGCTCAAGAAGCTGCAAGTTATGTACTCCTTGAATCTGAACGTATTGCCAAATTAAGGGCAAACTATAACGTGGGATATGACTTAGTAAAAAATTCAGATGATAGAGCAGCGGAATATAAGTTTAGGCTTGAGGCCGAAGGTTTACTTGGGATAGCTTCAAGTATTGCTGAGCTTGATACTATTACGCATGGTTGGTTAAAAGAAGACTTTATTGTAATTGTTGGAAGAACTTCTGAAGGCAAGACTTGGGTACTTCTTTTCTTTTTGATCATGGCATGGAAGATGGGAGTTAAGGTTTTACTGTATAGTGGTGAAATGAGTAAGATGCTAGTTGGTTTTAGATTTGACACTATCAACTCAAACTTCTCTAATGACGGATTAATGGGAGGACTAGCTCATCTAGGTACAGTAGATGTTCCTAAATCTCCTGACGATTATTTTGGATACTTGTCAATCCTTTCTAAGCAAGATTGCTCACCCTTTATTGTAGTTACTCCGAAAGATATAGGAGGAGTTAGACTGACTATTCCTATTCTGCACTCTCTTATTGAGCAGCATAACCCAGGAATAGTAGGTGTTGATCAGTTAAGCTTAATGTCCGACTATCGAGCTAGTAAAGGCGACATGGAAAGGATTAAGTTTACCCATATTTCAGAGGATCTTTATCTAACGTCAGAAAAATATGGTATACCAATTTTATCTCCAGCTCAGTCAAACAGAGTAAGTGCTGACAAAACAAAAGATAAGACAGACGAAGCGACTCCTGAGCTACATGAAATTAGTGAGTCTGATGGTGTGCCTCAAAATGCCACGCGAGTTATTGCCATTAAACAAATGGGTTCGACAATGAAGTTAGCTGTAAAGAAAAACAGGTACGGTAAAGATAATCAAGAAATCATGTTATTGTGGGATATTGACAAAGGTATTGTTAAACCTTTTCTGCATGTTAGTACTGATAAGAAAGGGAAAGCTAAAGACGTTAAGAAGATAACTGATGGGGAGGATCTTTTTTAATGGAGATTTGGGGAGTACCCATCCTTGCATCTATTGAATCAGTTATAAGTGTTCTAAAGATGGACCTTGTATCAAAACAGATAGAACTACTGAGAGACGTTAAACCAACTCATGGTAATATTATGTTGACTTGCATTAAGCACGGAGGTGGGGTAGAGAAAAAGCCCGCCTTAGGTATTTCGACAAGAGTAGTAAAACGTAACGGAAAAGTATTCCCTGAAGGAACTTGCCACTGCTACGTGTGTGGTTACACAACAGACCTTCCTAATTTTATCTCTGATTGTTTCGGTCACAATGATGGAGGTAATTACGGATTCAAGTGGCTGACATCAAACTTTGTTAACCTTGCAATCTCGGAACGTACTTCGATAGAACTTGACATGAGCCGAGGCTCTAAAAAATGCTCTGAGCCGCTACAGATTGTCTCAGAAGAAGAGCTAGAGAGCTACCGATACTATCATCCGTATATGACCGAGCGCAAGCTCACAGAGCGAGTCATTGAGTACTTCGATGTAGGATTTGACCAAGCAACAAACTGTTTGACATTCCCTGTTAAAGATTTGCAAAATAGAGTTTTGTTCATTCAGCGTAGAGCAGTTGAGGGAAAGTTTTTTATGAACGCTGAAGCATCTTTAAGAGGAAGTACAGTCTATGGACTATATCAAGTATACCAAAATTTAAGTTGGATTAAGCGTCTGTTTGTTACTGAGAGCATCATAGACGCACTAACATGGTGGGGAAGAGGTGAGGCGGGCATAGCAACACTAGGATCAATTCCAACTGAAGCACAGCTAAAACTACTGAAAGCTGTACCGGTAAGAAAGTTTGTCAGTTCTTATGACAATGATAAGGCTGGGGAAGAAGGTGCAAGGAGATTAAGAAAATCTCTCGAAGGAGATAAGGTATTGTACAATCTTCAGTTTCCTAAAGGAGTTAAAGACGTAAACCAACTGGACGATGAGCAGTTTAGTAGTTTATCAATGTCATTATTTTGACATTATTTCAAATGGTTTACAAATTACGCTATATACTTATACAATTTTATGAAACTATGAGAATATTTAACAACCATAACTAAAATTTAGTAAAAAGTAGCGAAAAATCGCGAAAAAGTACGCCATTCTGTCGATAACTGATCTTTTTATAGTCTAAATCAGTGTACACGAGCTTTGCTTACGTTCAGTATTACCGAGTAATATTATTAAGATGTCTACATAATATTAATTAGTAATATTACACCTCCACAATGCGAAACTTGTAAAATTGAGACGAAAGAGAGAGAAGAAGCATGCAACAAACCTATGAAACTTTTAACGACCTAGCTAAACTACACGACGGGGAGACTGATCTCTGTAAAATCACTAAAGAGTATCAAGTATCCCAAGATCCAATACTATTTTCCTTCGTGTTTTGCGAACTATTTCCCTTATCTGTTCTACACTCCAATAAATACTTTAATCTTACAGGAGAGGATAAAGCCAGTATATGTGTTGAAGAACTTAACAAGTCAATGCTTGCTTATGATGAGAATAAAGGAGCGCAGATACAGACGTTATATATACGTTATGTTGAAGCTAGGTTTAGGTGGGAAACTCAGGTTCTTCATCATCAAGTTAGAAAAGGAAATTATAACACTGAGAGTCTTGATATTGTCCCAGGAGAGTATGGTACTCCTCTGACTCCTATACTTAAGGGAGAGAATGATGAAACATATAGGTTAATTGATATGTACGAAACTTTAAAGTCCTTTAATATTACTCCTAATGAGCTTTCTTATTGCAAGCTCGTGACTAAGTACACAACCATTAAAGACACTGATATTGCTCTGATACTAGGAATCAGTTCAGCAGCCATAACTTATATCAGGAGGTCTTTAAGTAAAAAACTTAGCATAGCTATTTGCACCTAAAAAATATTTTACGCTTCTACTTAAAAATTAGTCACTTTTTATTATATGTCTAGTATCAAGACGAAGGGGGAAAAGACAAAATGTTGAATCGACTCAAGCTATTGGTGCAATTCTTACAAGGTGATTTTATCATCATATCTAGTAAGACTTCTGGTATTGAAGTTGATTGGGGCAAATGTCTCCCCAAGTCTGAGCAGAAGAGGCAAGTCGCGGTTGAATTCTTTAAGACCGCTTGCAATCTATCATAAAAACTAAGGGGGAAAACACTAAATGGCAAAGAAAAGAAATCTTGACGATGCATTGGAAGCTTACAAAGGTGGGGGAGCAGGATTTTTCTCACTTGTAAACGACAAAGATACCGCGGTTATGCGTATCTTAGTTGGAGAATCGCTGGTTGCCGAAGAGGACTGGTTTGTTGTTCACGAGATTCAAGTTGACAGTAAGAAGCGATATGTTCAGTGTACCGAAGAAGAGGACTGTGAGGGATGCTTAAAAAATAAACCGCAAATCAAGTTATTCCTTCAGTTAGAAGATCCTAAAACTAGTGAAATTACAGTTTGGGAACGTGGCCGCACTTTTATTCCAAAGATCAATGACAAAATTACCAGTAACGGCCCTTTGTACAATCGCCTTTATGAAATTGAGCGTAACGGTATTCCTAATGATCCTAAGACTTTTTATGAGCTTTACGGATACGACAGGGACGGAATTACATTTGAGCAGATGTGCGAGAGAAAGCAAAAGTTATTGGGAGAAAAGGATAAGAATGGTTTAGTTCTTAATCTGTCTCGTGACAACATGCGCTTAGCAATGCAAGGCAAGTTCAGTCCTCCTAAATCCGAGGATAGTGGAACAGACCAATCACCTGGCGATTCAGCTCCTTCTCAGAATAATCCTGTTCAGCGCAGAGAGCGCACGAGCAGAGCAGCGGAAGACGTTTTTTAAACGATACTTAAATAAAGAGGCAGCACACTTAAAAAGTGCTGTCTTTTTGTTATATATTAGTTAGTACAAGATAGAGGAGGTAAATAATTGGCAAAGCAAACGTCACTCTTTGGAAGTCTCCCGCAACTTAAGGGATCCAAAGAAATGAATAAAAAGGTTGTTGAGAAAGCAAATTCACCAAAACAGTCCAAAACTATTTCGATAGTAGGAAATAGTAATAAGCTAGATGCAGTTATCAGTTTGGCCCGTCAGAAGCTTATAGATGATGGAACGATAGAGTTAGTTACTTCAGAGGAACGCTTCAAAGAATTTATGCACAGAGCTAGACAAGTCGGAATAATGGTAATCGACACTGAGGGAGATAGTTTAGACCCAATCGAGAATAACTTAGCAGGAATAGGTTTTTATTACGGAGAAGATAGGACCATTTATGTTCCTATGCATCACGTAGACCGTAACGGAAAAGAGCTTCCTAATCAAATCTCAGATGAGCTAATGCGGTCTGAGCTGAAAAAATGCTTGTCGATGAAGCTTGTATATCATAATGCAAAGTATGATATTCGAGTTATTCAAAAGAGTTTGAAATTATACATGCCTGTATTCTGGTGTACCTTGATTGCATCTAACTTCCTTAATGAGAACGAACCTCATCCTCTTAAAACTCTTTGGAATAAGTATGTCAATAAAGGTCAAGAAGCTGATGCACTTAAGTTCCAAGAGTTATTTAAAGGTGTCCCTTATCAAAAGGTACCTCTTGATATTGCTCATTTATACGCTGGTAAAGATCCTCGTATGACGTTCGAGCTTATGAAATTCCAAATGCAATATCTTGACCCTGAGAGTGTTCTATGTAAGGAAAAAGGACTCTACTTAGCCTCTATGCTCCTCAGAGATACAGAATTACCTTTAATCAGTTACGTTTCTGAAATGGAAGACACTGGAGTATGTATAGATAAACCATACGCTTCCAAGTTATCCGTTCAGTATACTAAATACTATAAAGACGCTGAGATTAAAGCTCTTTCTCATTTTAAGGACCTTGATTATTCAAAGCTTACTGTGGAACAACGATCTAAGTTATCAGTGCCTATCAATTTGAACAGTCCTCCTCAGTTAGCAATTATATTCTATGACTTGTTTAAGTTAAAAAGTCCGGACTCAGACAAACCAAGAGGAACCGGAGAAGAACTTCTTGACATAATGAAGACTGAGTATCCAGACCACGCTCAATTATTTAAAGACTTGTTGGACTATAGGGGATTAGCTAAACTGCTTTCAACCTATATTGACAAGATGCCTAGAGAGGTCAAAGAGAAGACCGGTAGACTACATGGTAGCTTTAATCAATACGGAGCCAAGACAGGGCGGTTCTCAAGCTCTGATCCTAACTTGCAGAACATTCCTAGTCATAACAAAGACATTAGAAAGATGTTCATAGCAACTCCAGGATGGGTACTGCTATCAGGCGATTACAGTGGACTAAGGTAGTTTGGCTGTAGTAAAACCTCTTTAATTCGGTTAATCCCGACCAGGTTATGCTGAGGGCAATCCCGAGCTATATTTATTATTTGCTAGTTGATAATAGTCATCTGATAGCATATGTTGTATATGGGGAAGGTGACGAGATTGTTAATTTATAAGGTTACTAATAAACTTAACGGTAAAGTATATATTGGTCAAACTACTGAAACTCTTGCTAAAAGAAAGTCTCGACATTATCAGTCCTGCAAGAAAGGGGATAGCACTCATTTCTATAATGCCCTGAGAAAGTATGGTAAGGATGCGTTTACTTGGGAAGCTGTAGATTTAGCAAGCTCACTTATAGAATTGAACGAAAAAGAGGATTATTGGGTTAATTATTATGACTCAATGAATAAAGGCTATAATATGATTAGGGGAGGTAAATCTAATCCAATGCACCACCCTGAAGTTAAAGCCAAGCACCTAGAAAAAGTTCAATCCGAAGAATTTAGAGCAAATACTTCTAAAATTCAGATCGAACTACATGCGAAATATGAATTATCCGCCGAAAGTCGTAAACGCATATCTGATAAACTCAAAGGTAATAGAAACTTTGCAGGGCATAAATTGACTGAAGATCATAAGAGAAAACTTTTTGAAGCAAGAGACAAGTCGTTAGCTGGTTATAATCATAGCGACGAAGTAAAGGAAGTAATCAGACAGCATAGTATAAGGAATTCTGAGAAGCTATGTATGCCTATAGACCAGTATACTTTAGATGATAAGTTTATTCAGACTCATAGGAGTTTAGCAGTAGCAGCCATATATATCCATGGTACACACGTTACACTTAAAAAATATGCGTTAAGTGGTAAACCTGTATATGGGTATATTTGGAAGTTAGCAAAATAAATAGAGTGTAGAGACTATCGAAAGCACACTATAAAGTGGAAGTGAGTAGAGTAGGCTTCAAGCGAAGTCGAAACTAGAGGCATGATGAAGCTTTAAATCGGGAGCTGAGTGAAGATATAGTCCGACACTCCAAGTAATTGGAGAAGGTGTAGCGAACCTTATAATGTAAACGCAAGTTGAACCTAGAGTCTTGGCTTTTGTATCAGGTGACGAAAGACTTATTGAAGCTTACGCACAAGGAAAAGACATATATGCTACAATTGGAAGTCTAGTTTTTCAGTTACCTTATGAAGACTGTATGGAAAAGAAAAACGGCGTTGATAATCCAGCAGGAAAAGAACGACGGGATTCAGTTAAGAGCATTGTATTAGGAATTATGTACGGGCGCGGCGCTCAGGCTATCGCAGACCAAATTGGTAAGACTAAAAAAGAAGCTCAGGCAATTATTGACAAGTTCTTCGAAATGTTCCCTAAAGTTAAAGCATGGGTAGATAAAGTTATTGCTTCGGCAAAAGAAATAGGTTTTGTAGAAACCGTTTGGGGAAGAAAACGTAGATTACCCGACATTCAATTACCTTTATATGAATTTAGTTTTATAAAGACTAAAGATGCTGATGGAAAAGACGTACCTGCACAAGAGGGAGAAGTACCTGACCATGTTGCAGATTACTACTGGACTAAGCTTGAGAAAGCATGGGGAAAAGATAAGAAGAAGATCAAGTCCGAAGCATACAAAAAAGGAATCAAGGTACGAGACAATGGGGGTAAGATTTCTGAGGCTGAGCGTCAAGCAGTAAACTCCATTATTCAAGGAACGAGTGCTGATATTACCAAACGTGCTATGCTTGCAATCGGGAGAAGTCAAGAGCTGCGAGAACTATCCTACAGGATGCTTATCACAGTACATGACGAAGTTATTGGAGAATGTCCAAGAGAGAATGCTCTTAAGGCTAGAGCTATCATTAGAGACTTAATGTTGAAAGCCGCTGACAAGATCAGTATTCCAATGAAGGTTGACTTCGAGATCAATCTCATGTGGTACGGACCTAAAATAACTGACGAGGAGCTTGCGGCGTAAAGTTGACAATGGTGTTATTATATGTTAATATTAGCGTGTAAGAGAAAAACCGCTACAAACTACCAAAAACTGAAAGAGAGTGAATACAATGAGAAAGACTATTCATCAAAATGTACTGACCATTGATAAAATTTGTGCCAATTATCGTACACACGACAACTACCATAAAACGGTTGACATGAGTAACGTGAAAACATTTGCACAAGCTAAGAACGTCTATGATGAGCTTATGAGCTTCATTCAAGAAATTGCGGATAACGGGTCAGAAGGTACATTCTTGACAGGCAGCTATCACCAATTCATCATAGACGGTATTAAAGCAGCAATTGGAATCAATCTTGATGTGAGTAACACTGTAAACGAAGAACAAGTTGGAGACATGAGAGCTGACGTACAAAAAGCACTGGAAGAAAGTTTGAGACTTATTATAGAATCTCTGCATGCCAATCTTCGAGGAAAAGAACTTGAGAGACACGAAGTAGATCCTATATTAGTCCAAGTTATGTTTGACTTTCGCGAACGATGCGAAGCGGGATAAGTGGATAGCTTGAGCAACCTTTCAGCTCATGCGGTCCAGTCAGTTTTAGAGACCATGGGCATAGAATACGAGTAATTCCCAACTATTGACAAATGGTCTCATTATATGTTAGTATACTGTAATGAGACCAACTAAAGAAAGTGAGCAAACACTATGAAAATACTAGTAACTAATGACGCTAATGAAGTTTTCAATGGTTCCCTTTCTCAATTCCTAGCTGACAATGATAACGAAGAATGGTTGACTGAAGAATGTTCTAAGTTGCATACAGTTTCCCAAATTGAGTTTAACGAAATTTCTGGACATTGGGTGATTGTGAATCAAGATATTCTAAAAAATTAAGATAAGAGGGAGTGCATTAAAAATGACTGAGAAAAATCAAAAACCTGCTAATGATAGCAAAGATCCTAAACAAGAAAAGCAAGTTCCACTGGTTGACCGATGGAGGGACGATCCTGACCCAATAGGCTTCTCTGAGCCGGAACCTAAGAAGACGAAAAATAAATAAAAACTTTTCAAGCTCTCGACTTAAAAATCGGGAGCTTTTTGTTATATATCTCGTTAGAAGCAGTTCGAGAGTCCTCCTGCTATCAAAACTAAGGAGATGTAAAAATGAAACAGTCAATTTCCCCTGCATTTGCAATTCTCAGTAAAAAAACTTGGCGTACAGCTAACGGTGTTGACCTCGATCCTATGACAGAAATGGAAGAATCACATATTAGGAATACTCTCCACTTTATTTACGTAAAAAGAGCGTTCTTTCTCATGCAGTCTCCTCCGGAAGTGATTCAAGCTTACAATCCAGATGAGTTTTTCACAAATGTTATTAAGAATAGCACTTTGTGGTTATCACTTCTGGAGGCTCTTGATCAACCTACAAATCAAGAAGCTCTTTTTTATGAATCACTTGAAAGGGTTGGTGACTTTCATGAATAAGGAAAAATGTTTGGTCGTTCTATCTGGAGGACAAGATAGTACGACCTGCTTAATGTTAGCTATCACTATGTACAAAGAAGTTGAAGCTATTACATTCAATTACGGGCAGCGTCATGCCAAAGAGATCGAGTGCGCGACTGACATATGCAATAAGTTACAGGTGAAGCAAACAATACTGGATATGGCTTTACTGAATGCACTTGCTCCTAATGCTCTGACTCGTGCAAGTATCGAAGTCAAAGCAGGAGAAGAAGGAGAATTACCAAATACCTTCGTTGATGGTAGAAACATGCTTTTTCTGACGTTTGCCGCTGTAGTAGCGAAGCAAAAGGGAATCTCTGATATTATGACCGGAGTCTGTCAGACCGACTTTTCTGGATATCCTGACTGTAGGGATACTTTCATAAAATCACTCAATGTTACGCTAAACTTAGCAATGGATTATGACTTTCAGATACTAACTCCACTAATGTGGATGAATAAATCTGAGACTTGGGAACTCGCAGACCAGTTAGGTTGTTATGATATTATCTTATCAGACACTCTTACTTGCTATAATGGAATACGTGGAGAGGGCTGTGGGAAATGTCCCGCTTGTCAGTTAAGACAGGCTGGACTGGAGAATTACCTCGACAGTAAAGTAAAATTAGAGGAGGAAAACTCTCAATGAAAATAAAAGATCCTTTCCATAGAAAGCGTGTACTTGTCAGCAAAGAATTTACATTTGATGCAGCTCACAAATTGAATGACTATGAGGGCGCCTGCAATCGCCTTCATGGTCATACTTATAAATTAGTTGTGGGTTTGAGCGGACTAACAAACAGGATGGGAATGGTTATTGATTTCAAAGACCTGAAGATGATCTGGGAAAGTAAAATAAAGAATCATTTAGACCACCAGTACCTCAATGAGACTCTTCCAGAAATGAATACTACCGCAGAAAATATGGTATTGTGGCTGTTTCGTAGATTCGAATATGAGCTTACGGATTATATAAACAATACAGTAGGCGCAACTTCCCAAAGTCTTCAAATGGAGTTTATACGTCTCTATGAAACTCCAACTAGTTATGCTGAACTTAGGAGAGAGTGGCTATAATGGAGTATGCTAACTTTCTTAGGGATAAACTGATAACTTCGACCAGTTCCGGTTTTGTGGTTGATCGTGTAAATGAAATACTTTTTGATTTTCAAAGAGACATCGTAAGGTGGGTATTGCAGAAAGGTAAAGCTGCTGTATTCGCGGGAACGGGCTTAGGTAAGACTTTAATCGAAATGGAGTCCGCAAGTAAAATGTCAGAGTACACAGGAAAACCAGTACTAATTGTAGCTCCTCTTTCAGTAGGAAAACAGACTGTGAGCTTAGGAGCTATGTTTGGTTACGAAGTTAATCTTTGCAGAACTCAAGACGATGTTAAGTCTGGGATAAACATTACCAATTATGATATGCTCAAGCATTTTGACCCTGACAAGTTTGGTGGAATTATTCTTGACGAATCTTCCATACTAAAGTCAGATCATGGCGCGACTCGTAACCTTATCATAGATATGTTTGGAGAAGTCCCTTTCAGATTAGCTTGCACAGCTACTCCTGCTCCTAATGATCACGTGGAATTGGGTAACCATGCTGAGTTTTTAGGAGTATGCAGCTCAACAGAAATGTTGGCAATGTTTTTTGTTCATGATGGCGGAGATACTTCCAAATGGAGACTTAAGGGACATGCAAAGGTTAAGTTTTGGGAGTGGGTAGCATCTTGGGCGGTCATGTTAACAAAACCAAGTGACTTGGGATATGCAGATGACCAATTTAATCTGCCTCCATTATGTCTTCACTCAAAAGTAGTATCCGTAGCGAATAAATCTAAAAACTTCTTATTTCCAATGGAAGCTCGTACCCTTCAGGAAAGACAATCCGCTCGTAGGTCATCCACTTCCTCAAGAGTTGATGCTGCTAATGACTTAGTTGATTGTAAAGAGAAGTGGTTAATATGGTGCGATTTGAACGTAGAGCAGGACGCACTCAAAAAGAAGTTTGGTAAGAATTGCGTTTCGATTGATGGTAGTACGTCAAACGATGATCGACTGGCTTATGAGGAAGCATGGAGAATAGGTGATGTGCCTATTCTCATTACCAAACCTAAAATATTTGGTTTCGGGATGAATTGGCAGCACTGTTCAAAGATGATATTTGTTGGACTTTCAGATTCTTTTGAGCAAGTTTATCAGGCAATTCGTAGATGCTGGAGATTTGGTCAGACTCATCAAGTGGACGTATACTTTGTTACCGCACGTACTGAGGGAGCGGTTGTTAGAAATATCGAACGTAAAGAGTTGGAATTTAACAAGATGCTCAAGGGAATGATTGCCTCCACTCAAGAGATTACTAAAAAGAATCTTACCAATACAAGGCGTGAAATATTAGAGTATCTTGCATGTGCTGACATGATTATACCTGAATGGCTGGAGGAAGTTGTTAATGGTTAAAGTATTGAATCAAGTAATAACTGATAAGTACGCAATTTATAATGGTGACTCTATCGAGATAATGAAAGGGATACCAAGTAACTCTATTCATTATTTTATCTTTTCTCCTCCATTCGCTAGTTTGTATGTTTACTCAAATAGTGAGCGCGATCTGGGAAATTGCCGAACTAGCTCAGAGTTCTACGCCCACTTCAAGTTCCTGATTTCTGAGATATTCAGAACTGCAATGCCAGGAAGGCTTATCAGCTTTCATTGCATGAACTTACCTGCAACTATAACAAGGGATGGATATATTGGAATACATGATTTTAGAGGAGACTTAATTCGACTGTTCCAAGAAGCTGGATTTATCTATCATTCTGAAGTGTGCATATGGAAAGATCCTGTGGTTGCAATGCAGCGTACAAAGGCTATTGGATTACTCCATAAGCAGCTTAAGAAAGATTCTTCATTATCAAGACAAGGGATACCAGACTATCTTGTAACAATGCGTAAGCCAGGAGTTAATCCCGAGCGCATCGTGCATACTAACGAATCATTCCCCGTTGAAATTTGGCAACGCTACGCAAGTCCGATATGGATGGATATAAATCCTTCGGATACCCTTCAGAGAACGTCAGCGCGAGAACATGAAGACGAAAGGCATATATGTCCCCTTCAGCTTCAAGTAATCGAGAGAGCGGTTCAACTTTGGACTAATCCTGGGGATACAGTATGTTCTCCGTTTGGGGGAATTATGTCTGAAGGTCATATATCAGTTAAGATGGGTAGAAAGTTTATTGGCATTGAGTTAAAGAAAAGTTACTTCACCCAAGGAAAGGGAAATATGAAGTCAGCTCTGAGTAGTCAAAGCGACTTGTTGACAAACTTGAAGAAGGGGAAAGAAACCAGTGACAACAATTGAGAGATTCTTAGCAAAAGTAACTAAGACTGACAAGTGTTGGTTGTGGAACGCGGCAGGGTCAAACTCAGAAGGTTATGGAGTATTTTGGTTGAATGGTAAAGATGAGTCTGCTCACAAAGCTTCTTATCTACTTTTTAAAGGCGAGATTTCCAAAGGACTTGTCGTGCGTCATATGTGCGATAATAGAAAATGCGTTAATCCTGACCATCTTATTTTAGGAACATACTCAGATAACGCTTTGGACGCAGTTAGTATGGGAACATGGAGAAAACAAGATGGTGTTCTTAATCATTCGGCTAAACTTACTAATGAGCAAGTTATTGAGATACGAGAAAAATATGGTAAGTATTTCTTAGGTAATAACGGTAAAGGTAAGAGGAAAGGGCTTCCAACTTATAAATCGGTTGGTGAAGAATACGGAATATCACTCGCTCAGTCTTATTCTGTACTAAATAATATTTCATACAAAGATTTGGGGGGAACTAAATGATACCAATTAGTGAAATTCTGGGTCCTACAATTCAAGGAGAAGGTCATTTCATCGGGCAGAAGGTAATTTTTATTCGTACTGCTGGATGTGACTATCAATGTAAATGGTGTGATACTAAGTATGCTTGGGCTGGTAATGATCCTTATACTGAAATGACTCCTAAAGAAGTATTTCAAGCTGTGTTCAATTTAAGCGGTCTGTATAACTGCTCTCATGTTGTTATAACAGGTGGTAATCCTTGCATCATTGGTGACGAAATGGAAGAGCTAATCGAGTATTTACAAAATCAACATTATCACGTTTCAGTAGAAACTCAAGGATCTATTTGGCAGGATTGGTTGAGCGAAGTAAATCATGTAGTTATCAGTCCTAAGCCGCCAAGTTCAGGTATTACTACCAATTGGGAAACTCTTGAAGCATTTAGAGACAATCTATATCCTAGTATGTATAGTATTAAAGTAGTTATCTTTGATGATGAGGATTATGAATATGCTAGACAGGTAAATGCATTATTTGAAGAGGAAATGAATTTAGTAATGTATCTACAAGTTGGAACTCCAGTAATTGTTGGAGATAGTTCCCTTGATGCGATGCGTGCCATCGTCCTGGGAAGACTAAACTGGCTAGTGAGCAAAGTAGTAGCTGACAAAGATATGAACGAAGTGCGAGTACTTCCCCAGCTGCATACGCTAATTTGGGGAAATAGGAGAGGTGTGTAAGTATGACTTACGAAGAAAAAATGGAACGTCTATTATTACCACTTAGTAATGATCCAAGATATGCCTTTAAAGAAAACTTAGTGAATCTAGCTGATGAAGTTATGATTGGAGTAGGAGACTTGATCACGTTATGTGGAGATGATCCACAAAGGGATGGTTTGCAAGATACTCCATACAGAGTAACAAAAGCTTTCTTGGAGCTTACGGAAGGCTATCGAGAAGATCCTAAGCAGCACTTAGAGAAGACGTTCGACGTAGACCATCAGGAGCTGGTACTTTTAAAAGATATTGAATTCCAGAGCATGTGCGAACATCATTTATTACCATTCTTTGGGGTAGCGCATGTTGCTTATATACCTAAGAAGAAGTTAACTGGATTATCTAAAATTGCTCGAATGGTTGACGGTTACTCTAAACGCTTCCAAGTTCAAGAGCGTCTTACTAGTCAAATAGCTGACGCTCTCATGGAAGTCCTTGATGCTGAAGGAGCTATGGTAGTTATTGAAGCAAAACACCTCTGCATGTGCCACAGGGGAGTAAAAAAATCTGGATCTAGTACGGTAACATCTTCAGTGCGCGGAGTCTTTGCTCAAGAGCCTGAAACACGAGCAGAATTCTTATCTTTAATAAGGAAGTAGGTATCTAACATGGACTTTAAAGAAAAATTAGATCACGAAGCTGAAATGAAGAAAAGGGAACTTAACGCACTTTCGGGACTTACTCTTTTAGGTGACCAGAATACGAAATATTTAACTGAGTATGACCCAAGTATTCTTGAGACATTTCAAAATAACAATATTGATCTTGACTATTGGGTAAAATTTAACTGCCCAGAATTTACTTCTCAATGTCCTTTGACACAACAACCAGATTTCGCAACTATTACAATTAGTTATGTACCTAATGAGAAGATGGTAGAGAGTAAGTCACTGAAGCTGTACCTTTTCAGTTTCAGAAATCATGGAGCGTTTCATGAGGATTGTGTAGTTACTATATTGAGGGATTTGAAAGAGCTAATGCATCCGAAGTACATCGAAGTAACTGGTAAGTTTTTGCCACGTGGGGGAATCAGCATTGACCCGTTCTGCAATTGGGGAGAGAAGGGAACACGTTGGGAGTTCATAGCGGATGATCGACTACACACTCACGACATGTATCCAGAAAAGGTTGACAACAGATAAATAAATCTCAAATACCGCGCTCCGCACTTAAAAATGCGGAGCTTTTTATTATATATCTTAGTATGAGAGAGGAAGTGAAAACTATTTTCAACCTATACTTTGCCGGCTCAGGATGGGCAGGTTCTGATGATTATATTAAAAATCGAAATAGCCTGCGTTTGCTTTCATATCACTTAGATAAAGGTAAAATAAAGAAATGGAGAGCATGGGAGAAACCTATATTCCTAGACTCGGGAGCTTTCTCAGCGCACACTAAAAATGCGATTATTAGCGAAGACGATTATATCCAGTATATCAACGACTCTGATCCTACATGGACGTGTTTCGCTCAACTAGATACTATTCCAGGAGAGTATCAAAAGCCAAAGACATCGGAACAGATCGCGTCTGCTCCTAAAAAGTCATGGGAGAATTATTTGTACATGCGTCTTTACTTG